TAGAGAGTAATGCAATCATAGCTATTCACAATGCAAAATTTGATTTGCTTGTATTGATTGAGCAAGACCCATCACTGACACCAATCATTATTAGTGCCTTAAAGCAAGGCAGATTGATTTGCACAGCGATTGCACAAGCCATGATGAATGCAGCTCTACCATCACAATATGGTCAAAGAAATATCTCATTACTTGATAGCATTCAACCTTACCTATCTACTGAGAAATATGATCAGCTAGCTGATTTGAAAAGTGGTAAGGGTGATGATATGGATGACACACTAGAACAGCTTGTGCTTGAAGGTATTGAAGATGCACCCAAGACCAGAAGTAAAAAGAAGGGTGCGTCTGTTCGCACTAGCTATGGTGATTTGATTGACACACCTATTTCCCAATGGTCTGCTAAGGCTGTGGAATATGCAAAAGAGGATGCCTTATTTGTAAAGGCTCTTTTCTTTTCCCAATGGTCAAAGAGCAGTAGATTTTATGTACAGCACAATAAAGCATTTTTGGAAGATTTACCAAGGCAAACCTATGCTGACTTTGTGCTTGCCTATGCTAGTACGAAGACAGGGTTTTTTGTAGATCAAAACCTCCACCAGGTAGTTAACCAAAGCTTAAGCATTCAGCAAAGGGAGCTTGGGGATAAGCTAGTGAGCAAGAATATGCTTACCAAGTCTAAGGGTGGTGAGTATACAATACCACAACAAAATCTAAAGGACATGTATGAAGGTATTTACAAGCAACTTGGAGAGCCTGAAAAGAATTGGAAAAGGACAAAGAAGGGTGCACTTGCCACAGATGAAGAAGCCACAGAGTACATTATCTATTTAATGATTAAATCTGGTGATGATAAATTCAAGGATGCACTAGAAACCCTTGATCTACTAGATGAATACAAGGATGTAGTTAAGCAAAAAAATACATACCTCAAAAATTTCAACAAGGCATTTTCATGTGATGATCAAAGACTTAGATATCGTTTTCAAGGCTATGGTGCTGCTACTGGTCGCACTACCTCTAGTGAGCCAAACCTACAAAACTTGCCTCGTGGTGGTTATGTTCGTAATTGCCTTCGTGCAGATGAAGGCTCTATTTTAGGGTTGTGCGATTATAGTAATGCAGAAATGCGAACATTGTCTCAAATCCACCTAGACGAAGGAAGAGATAGCATCCTAGCTAAAAAATATATGGAGGATGCAGAATTTGACCCTCACTTGTTCGTGTCTGCTCAATTCTGTGGTGTATCCTATGAACAAGCACAAGATTATTATGCTGACAAGAAGCACCCCATGTACAAGGATCTGAAGGAGAAAAGAAATCTTGCCAAGGTGTTAAACTTTGGTCTAGCTGGGGGGTTGGGAGCTGTCAGCTTTATCTCTTATGCAAAGGGTTATGGTTTCAAGGGGGATACCATGCTTAAGCCTAAACAAGTAGGTGACTTGATTAAAAATTGGATGGCTGTCTATCCAGAGATGAAGGCTTATTTTAAATTAAAGACTGATACAGCACCAAATCAAAAGCTGTTATTTGATGCCTTTAAGAAAGCATTGGCATGGGACACAACACACACAGCCATGTATCAATTTCCTCGCTCAAATCGATATCGTTTTTGTGATAGCTATACCAATGCCTGTAATACACCTTTCCAAGGGATGGCTAGTGATGGTGCAAAGAATGCTTTGATTATGGTCTTTGAAGAGTGCCTATTAAATCCCCATTCCCCTCTCTTTGGTTGCCAAATCGTGTGCTTTATCCATGATGAAATTATCATTGAAATCCCTGTGGATGATCTTGATGGTGAGCATTACACAGAGCAAGGTAAGGCAGCAGTAGACAGATTGTCAGAGCTGATGAGACAAGGCATGGAAATCATGACACCAGATATCCCTGCTGTATGTGAAACAACCTTGTCATATAGATGGGATAAAGAGGCTTATTCACCAATCAAGGGAAACAAACAACAGGTCTATGTATCTAAGGTGGACATAAAGAAAATTTAAAAATTTAACTTTTTACTTGACTTATTTTATCAAAATTTATATATCCATAAATACAAAGCAAACTCAAAAAGTTTTTTCAGTTTTATGGAGTAATCAAAAATGAAAAACAGCAATCAAAATTGTGGCTTATGGCCAATCGTAAAATTAGACGCAGACACTGACCCAAAGCAAACAAGGGACACAAGGGACACAACAGAATTCCCCAGAGTAAAGCCTCTTCAACCTTGGTCACCATACCTTGATTATAGCGAAGAGAGAGCAGAGCAACAAAGACAAAGAGAAATTCAATCAATCAAGAATTTCTTTGAAGAGCTTGGCGTCTTTATTTGCATGGCAATTCTCTTTGCATGTCTCTTCCTCTTTTACTAAACAACACACTTGAAACTTGAAACTTGAAACTTGAAACTTGAAACTTGAAACTTGACACTTGGAGACGCACCATGGCTATGACAGAAAAAACAAAGCTCTTAAAGACTAAGACAGGTCTTACCTTAAAAGAAATTGCAGACAGACTAGGGTATAATAAAACAACCATTTGCCTCGTATGTCGTGATGCAATTGCACCATCTAAAAGACTTGCTCGCACACTGGCTGAATTGTGTGGTGTGGATGAGAGCTACTTCCTCACACAGCAACAATAAAAACTAATTCAGATCATCATGCTACTATGGTATAAAATAGAAGTAGCAGGAGATGATTATGATAGATTTAGGTTTGCACGATAACACCATTGAAATTATTAATGATTTAGAATTTTACTCACAAAATAAAAGTGAGCTTAGACTTAAAGAAAAACAAGTAGAGGATAATAAAATCTCTCTCTATTTTGACTGCTTGTCTCAAGCCTTTGATATTCGTATCTGTGTTGATGACTTGACTATACTAGCACAGCTCCCAAAGGTCTTTGAAAGAAATGCAAAGATACACTTTAGAGCATGGACAGAGATACACTTGCCAGCTTGGTATTACATAGACGATTTAGTCATAGAAAAAAATTTAGATGAAGAAGAAGGATTGTGGCAAGCTAAATGTAGATTGATCGTATCACTACAAGAGAGAAAAAATGTCTGACCCAATCCCCCAACCCCCACAAGATTTTTGGGTGCTTGCTGCTAAGAATAGCGAATCACTTGGCCTACTTGCTCTGGCTTATTTTACTAAGCAAATTGTGCCTATCTTTGATCGTTATGTCACACTAAAGGAAAAGCAAGATCCTATTGTTGATAGGCTATCAGAGAAGATACAGGATTTAGAGCTTAAGATTGAAATTTTGCTAGAAAAAAGTAAGCTTTGGGATAAAGATAAATAACTTTATTTATATCTTTTTGTTATACTCTCATTTGAAAGAGAGTTAAATGATGAGCAAATTTTCACATATTTCAGCGTCTCAAATTACCATGTTCAGCGATAACTGTGCTAGGAAGTGGTATGAGATTTATGTAAATGGTGAACAAATCCCCTCAAGTAAAGCTCAAGAGCGTGGCCACCAAGTACATGCACACCTTGAAGACTATATTTTAAAGGGGATTTTACCACCACAGGACACAGACGAAGGCAAGATTGCCTCTGCTGGGTTGCCTTTCCTACCTAAGTATGTTCATGGTAGGGTTTTTGTAGAGCAATCACTAGAAGCATATGCACCTATTTACCATAATATAAAATTCAAGGGTTTTATTGACTGTCTCATCATCCATGATGACCATATTGAAATCCTCGATCATAAAACCACCAGTGCTAAAAAATATATGCTCACAGAGCTAGATTTGATGACGAATACACAGCTCATTATCTATGCTAGACATGTCATGCAATCCTACCCACACACTAAATTTAAATTATCCCATGTTTACTACCTCACTTCTGCACCATATAAGGCAGAAAAGAGAAGTGTAGAGGTAGATAAAGAGCATATCCTAAAGGTTTTCTCTCAATTAGAGCCTAAAATCTTAGATATGATTGCTGCATATAACAAGCCTATTGACCAGATGAATAAGAATGAGAGCAGTTGCTTTGCCTATGGTCAAAGATGTCCATTTTATTTGAGATGTAAGAGAGCTGATATAGAAAGCTTTGAGGATCTACTAACTGTGCCAAAGGAAAGTGAAATGCAACAAGCACAACAACCCCAATCAACAAACCCTGATCTTTTAAAATACCTACTTGGACAAGCTCCACAACCACCACAACCACAAATCTTTGAAGAGAGTAAACCTATGAAACAACCACAAGCACAGGCACAGGCAGAAGCTAAAGAGCCATGTATTCTTTTTGTAAGCTGTACAATTGTTAAGGGTCAATCAACCATGCTTGCTTTGGAAGCACTGAAACCCATGATTAATGAGATTTGCACTAAAGAGAGAGTTAGTCATATCTCAACAATCCAATATGCAAGAGGTTATGACATGCTATGCACCATGCTTACACAACAAGGCAAGCTCCCATGTAGTATGCAAATCGATGCTCGTTCTTTTGAATACCAAAAGCTTGGTGCAACACTTGAAGCCTTGGCAGATATTGTTGTGAGAGGTGTATAATGGATAAGAGTATCTTTGATATGTTTATGGCTGGTGGTGGCACACCTAGCTATCAAGTAAATGTCCCACTACTTGATGATGTTCGTATCAATAGGATTCCACCTAGCACTACTAAAGAGCAAGTGCCAGATTATACTGATAGGTATCGAACAGATTTAGGGACAATGAAGTTGAGAGCAATTCAAAATTCAATGCTTTTTGAATTTGAAAAGACAAATGGTCTAGTCGCTCTTGCAGGCTGTGGCACTGGCAAGACTTTGACAACCTTTCTTCTTCCTCGTGTATCCAATGCAAGCAAACCCCTCTTAATTGTGCCTGCCTCTCTTAGGGATAAGACCAAGGCTGAATGGGTTGGCTATGCACAGCATTTTAATTTAATCCCCATTGAAGTGATTAGCTATGAGCAAATCCAAACCCCCAAAGGCAAGGATATTCTTTTTAAACTCGCACCTGATCTAATCATTTGTGATGAAGCTCACTATATCAAAAATTTGAAATCTGCTAGAGCCTCAAGGCTTGGCTTATATTTAAACAAAAGGCCTGATACTAAATTTGTAGTGCTTTCAGGCACACTCATGAATAAGAGTATTGCAGATATTGCTCACTTATCTGATTGGTCTCTTCTTGATCGTTCACCCTTCCCTAGAGATAGAAGACAGGTGCAAGTTTGGGATAGACTCATAGATGGTAGTGCAACAGGCTATGAATATATTGAGTTTAAAAGACATTGGCAGGTTGATGGTCTAGCAGTAAAAGAGAGTATCTATAAAAGGCTTTCTACATGTGATGGTGTTGTGCTAACTGGCAAGGACATTGTGCCAAGCTCTCTCAACATGTATGCAAATCGTTTACATGTGCCAAAAAGCTTAATCACAGCAATCAACCAAGCATTCAATGAGAAAAGGATGGCAGATGCTTTGGGGGATTTTGAGCTAGATATCAAAATGATAGAGGATAGTCAGCATTTGTGGAAAACAACTGATGCCTTTGCTCTTAGAGCCTATTCCCAAATGATGATGGGTTTTTTGTATGTTTGGGATTGGCAAGGCACACCAGATGAAGAGTGGCTCACTGCTCGTTCAGTATATGGTAAGGCAATCAGGCAAGTGCTTGACCTTGAAATCGAAGGCATTGACTCACCTGCTATGGTTGAACAAAATGTTGATATCTTGCCAAGTGCCTTTCAAAAGTTTTTCTTGATGGCTAAATTTGAGTGGGAAAAGCACAAGCATAAGGATAAGCCACCAACTAAGTGCCTTTGGCTTGATGATTATTTTGTGAAAGCAATCAAGGCTTGGGTTACTACGATAGAGGATAACTTTATTATATGGGTGGGGATGTCAGAGCTTGGTAATAGACTAGAACAAGAGCTAGGCATTCCTTATTATAGAGGTGGGTCAGAGATACCAAATAAAGACCCTCACCCTTGCATTGCCTCTATCAAGGCACATGGCACAGGTAAAAATCTACAAGCATGGAATGTTAACCTAATTGCTCACCCACTATCTGACCCTGCTACTTGGGAACAGCTACTTGCTCGCACACATAGACATGGACAACAAGCAGATGAGGTATCTATCTATTATTTCTCTCATGGTCTTTTTGGTAGTGCTATGTGGAAGGCAAGGCAAGGTGCTGATACTATCTCAAGGATAACAGGACAAGAGCAAAGACTAAAGTATGCAACATATAGCTAGGAGTAAATCATGGGTAGGAAAAAAAATTACGATATTAGCACGCTAGAGAGACAACTCAATGGCCAAGTAGATATCACACAAATAGAAGAGCCTATTGCTCAAGAAGTACACCCCTACTTAATAGGTCAAGATGTACCACCTCTTCCTTATGATGATATCTATAGGGAACGATGGCTAACAGTTGTTGAATATTTGGTGGGTGTAAGAAGAATATTTGGTGCATCTGTGATTGCAGAGATTTGTGGTATAGCAAATAACACAGCTAGCAACCTACTTGATGAGCTTAAAATTAGGTGGGGGAAAACACTGACACCAGCACAAGCAAATTCACGAAGAGAAGCTCTCTACCAAGAGTGTGAAAGGGTCAAGGCACTTGCTTGGGAAGAGGTGATGATCAACCCCAAAGAAAAGGTAGCATATCTAAGGCTTGTGCTAGAAGCTCAAAAGAGACAAGCTACCTTGTGTGGATTAGACAAGCTCGAAATATCTGTTGAGCAAATCACCACAGAGAAAAAAGAAATAGCGATTGATGCATCACCAGAAACCTTGTCTCAAATAGGTCACATACTTGCACAATCGATTTCATCGCAGAAAAGGCTAAATGATGGATAATAATGAGAAAAAATTAAATGACCTTATGCAAACCAAAGAGGGAAGAAAGCTTTTATCCAAGCACTCACCATCCTTCTTTGCATCCTACTATCTTGGGTACTCTTACACAAATCACCAAGACAGGTGGCTCAAGCTGATTGATGGTATGGTAAGTGAGGGTAAGAAAACCAATGAAAAGAAAAAGCTCCTTTTACTCGCACCTCGTGACCATGGTAAGAGCATGCTCTGTATTGCAGTCACTCTTAGAGCTTTATGCCTTGATCGTAATACAAGAATTTTATGGCTCTCTAAATCCATTGGCCAAGCAGAAAAGCGTGTGCGTGTGTGTAAGAACCATTTCCAAGATCAGAGATTAATAGACGATTGGGGAAGTGATGAGCCTTTTGCTCGCAAGGATATTGATAAATGGACAAGCACACAAATCTATCTTAATCGTACACTTAATTCTATTGACCCAAGCATTGAAGCTGTGGGAGCTGGTGGCTCTATTACAGGTGGACACTTTGACATGATTATCATAGACGACTTGGAGGATGAGAAGACAGTCTTTAGTGCATCCCAAAGACAAAAGACAAGGGATTGGTTGAAAGGCACTTGTATGCCTATGCTCACAAAGGGTGGCACAATGGTTGTTGTAGGCACAAGAAAGCACTATGATGATTGCTACAACATGATGATCAAAGATCCAACCTTTCAAGTGGTTTGTACACCTGCTATTATCAAGTGGCCTAAATCCTACAGACATGTTCTAAAGGAGGTTGATGGTAGAGCCATGTGGCAAGATGTTGTGATAGAGGGTGATTATGAAGTGCTTTGGCCAGAAGAAAGAAACATTAAATTACTACTCAAAGAATTATATTCAGCTGGGTCATTGTCCTTTACTCGTGAATTTCAAAACCAAGTGCAATCTGACAACGATGCTATCTTTAAGCTCTCATGGCTAGACGCAGCTAAGGACAGAGGTTTCTTTTATTCATATGGTGAAGTGCCACCAGTAGAAAGAATGGTAGTAGTGCAAGCTTGGGATTTAGCTTTAAAAACTGATAAGAAATCAGCTGAAGAACAAGATAGCGATTACACTGTAGGCATTACACTTGGCAAGGATGAGAAGGGAAATCACTACCTACTTTCTATGTTTAGAGATAGAGGTTTAACACCTTCCCAAATCTACCAAGCGATTATTGATGAATTTAACAAGTTTAAAAAATTATGTCATGTCATCTCTATTGAAAAGAACAACTTTGGTCAGCTACATACCTTCACACTACAAAAAAACACTGACCTACCTATTAAGGAACATGTCACAACAGCAGGCAATAAGAATAGTGCATGGATAGGTGTGCCAAGCCTTACCACCCTCTTTGAGAATGGGAAAATGATCCTACCAACAAAGACACCAGAGGATGTAGATAAGTCAGATTTATTATGTAGTGAGCTGTATGGTCTTGGGAAGGAAAAGCATGATGATACAGTCATGAGCCTTTGGATTGCAGTATCTGCCATGAGAGATAGTGATTTTCAATATTCTATTGCTGTGGGTGATACCATGCTTGATGCACATGGTGAAAAAATGACACAAGCGAATTTTTCTTCCTATAGTAAGATAGCTCAAAGCGAAGCTGTCCAGTCTATTTGGGATAGCTTTCAAATAGACTATGATGTTGATGATGAAGGATAAAAATCATGATTATGAGAACGATTGAGCTGGCATCACAAGATAACCAGCCTGTAATTTTTGACAAAGCAAGCATGGGGTTTTCCCCTGCAGATATCTTGTCAGCCTGTCAAATCCATTGCACAGGTCTTGATGGTGGTAAATACAAGGTTGAGCTACTTCCACCTGATGGTTTTGGCTATATTCTTTTCCAAGACAATGCCACACAGCTTGATGGTGTGCTTGTGACTGAACAAAGCTTTGTATTTGAAGCTCTAAGAGTAACCTTTATCGATTTGGGTGTAGGTGCACAACCAAAGGTCAAAGCCAACTTCTTTAGAAGGAGAATGTAGTCATGTCAATTCTACTTGGTAATCAAGCAGTCAGTGGTAAGCCTGCTAGTGAAACGCAACCAGGTGTTGTACAGCTAGCCACTGCTGAACAAACTGCTGAGGGTCAATCAAGCACACTAGCCACAACCCCTGCAGGTGTATCTCTAGCGATTGAAGGTGTTGTTGCCAATGCACCACAATCCCTTGACACACTTGGGGAGCTTGCACTTGCAATCAACAATGACCCAAGCTTTGGGATAACTGTCAATGCTAGACTTGATGCACTTGAAGCAGGTGGGGGACAAGCAGATGTTGGTGCAATTATCATTGAGCTAGATGCAACACAAGTGGGTGCAGGTCTCAATGCTAATGGATCATATTCACCAGATGGAAGCACTGACTTTATTGCTCAAGCAACCTCTCTAAAACATGCAGATACCTTACTTGATATGGGTCTCTCTAGTCTGTCGGATTTAGTACAAATCCAAGATGCAAGTATCCAAGCAAACACAAACAACCTCGCAACTTTGACACCTGCTGTGGCAAGCAATTCTCTCTCAATTGTAAGCCTACAATCAGATTTGACAACACTGTCTAATACTGTGTCTAATCAAGGCACAAGCATTGCCACTTTGTCTACTGATTTGGCTAGTGTAGTCGTTGATGTTTCCACACACACAGGACAATTAAACAGCTTACAAGCTGATGTCATTACTCAAGGGAATACGATCAACTCGCACTCACAAGCGATTTTAGATCTACAAGGTGGCCTTGCTCAATCTAATGCAAATATTAGTGCCAATACCAATGCAATTTCAATCGTAGATACAGCTCTCACCACAGAGATTTTAACTAGAGAGCAAGCAGACACCACACTACAAAACAACATTAATACAGTGGGTGCAAATCTAGCCACAGAGATTTTAGATAGACAGGCAGCGATTGTATCTGTGACTAATGCAATCACTGTCGTAGATGGTAAAGTATTGGATGAAAGCACAACAAGAGAGCAAGCAGACACCACATTACAAGGCAATATTAATGCTGTGTCAGTAGCTCTCAACCAAGAGGTGGCAGATCGTCAAGGTGCAGATACCACAATCCAAAACAATATCAATGTAGTAAGCAATGCACTTGCTCAAGAGGTGGCAGATCGTCAAGGTGCAGATACCACAATTCAAAACAATATCACTGGTGTATCTCTTAACCTAACCACAGAAATCACAAATCGTGCAAATGCTGACCAAGTTTTGCAAGCAAGTATCACAACTGTTAGCAATGATTTAGTCACAGAGGTTAACAATCGCACCCAAGCAATCGCAAGCTTGACACTATCACTTGATGGCACAAACACAAATCTTAGCAATGAAATTTTAGCTAGACAACAGGCTGACACTACACTTCAAAACAATATTAATGGTGTAGCAAATGATTTACTAAGTGAAGCAAATACCAGAGCTGGTGCAGATGCTAGCCTCTTGCTTTCTATTCAAGGTGCAATCCAATCAATCAATGCTCTTGATATAGATATAGAGAATGAAGCTCTTGCTCGCTCGCAAGCAGATACATTACTTGATACTAGAATCACAACACTAGAGCAAAATGTGCCTAGCGATGCAAACTTTGAAGCTCTAAATAATAAGGTTAGTGCAATCGTAAGCTCTGTCTCTCTCAATGTAGATGGCACATATAACCAACCTGTTGGGACAAACTCACTAGATGCAAGCACAAGTGTCATGGGTGCTTTGGTGATTATTGATAGTGAAATTCATGGTGTATCCACTGACTTGGCACAAGAAATCTCTGAGAGACAACAAGCAATTTCTAACCTGTCTACAAGTGTCCAAAACCTAAGCATTGATTTGACAGCAGAGATTATCACTAGAGAGCAAGCAGATACTCTTCTTCAAAATAGAATTAATGGTGTATCCAGTGATTTGACAGATGAGGTTGGGTTTAGATCAAGTGCAGATACCACTCTTCAAAACAATATCAATGGGGTGAGTGCAAATCTAGCAACAGAAATCACAGATAGACAACAAGCTATCACAGCCTTAGACACTTTTCTTACAAATGCTATTGCTGTTGTAGGTGCTGATTTAGCCACAGAGATTTTGGATAGACAACAGGCTGATACATTTTTACAAAGTGATATTAATGCTCTGAATATTGGCTTTACTCAAGATCTACAAGATACACAAACAGCAATCACCAATTTAGACACAGAGCTAACAAGTGCGATTGGTGTAGTCAGTGCAAATCTTGCCACAGAGATTTTAGATAGACAAGGTGCAGATACAACCCTTCAAAATAATATCAATGGGGTGAGTGCAAATCTAGCCACAGAGATTTTAGATAGGCAGCAAGCTATCACAGCCTTAGATACTTCTCTATCTAGTGCAATTGACCAAGTGGCTGGCAACCTTACAACAGAAATCACAAATAGACAACAAGCAGATACAACCCTTCAAAATAATATCAATGGGGTGAGTGCAAATCTAACCAATGAAACCAATGCTCGTGCAAGTGCAGATATCGTTCTTCAAGGACATATTGACACTGTGAGCGATGATTTAGCACAAGAAAGACTTGATCGTTTAAGTGCTGTGGCTCAAGAGGTGCTTGATCGTGCAAGTGAAGATAACTTGTTACAGGATCAAATTGATAGCTTGGTGGATGAAGTAAACTTAATTGAAGGCTCAATTGGCCTTGAGAATGATGGTAGCTATGTAGCTCCAATCTCTAACTTTCTTTCAGGCACTGCCACAGTTAAGCAAGGCTTGCAAGTTTTAGATCAGCAAGTGAAACTAGCTTTTGATACCATCACAAGCACTGAAAACAATTTATCAAGTGAGCTTGCACCTCTCATTATTCGCAACAATGGGTTTTTAGATCAAGGTGTAGATGTTGTCATCTTTGATCCAGAAAATCATGTTGTGCGTGGTGATTATGGTGCTTTAGGGTTTCAACCATCCACAGGGGACGCTGTTTTTTATGCTCCCCTTGGTGGCTCATCTGATAGACACTTTACCTACGACTTAACAGGCAATATCATCTTTACAGGAGTATAGCAAGCATGTCAGCTATTAGACCCAATGCAAATGGAAGCCACGATCTTGGAACAAGTACACATAAATGGGGTACTGTCCATGCTCAAAATGTAAATGCTCAAAATGCAAGTATCTCTCAAGACTTGACCATTGAAGGCAATCTTACAGTCAATGGCAATCAAATTATTAACAATGTTGAAACTGTGGAAGCTGTTGACCCACTCATCAAGCTTGCCAAAGACAACAATGGTGATTTACTTGATATTGGTCTCTATGGTCAATACCAAGAAGGTGAAAGCACCAAGTATGCAGCTATCTATAGAGATGCAAGTGAAAACAAGTTTAAGCTCTCTACAGGTATTGTTGCACAGCCTACTACCACTGTTTCAGGTGGTGTTGTTGGCACTCTTGTTGCAAATGTAGAAGGTAATGCTGACTCTGCATCTGCTCTTGAAACACCTCGTCAAATTGCTTTATCTGGTGCTGTGAGTGGATCAGTGAATTTTGATGGTAGTGCAAATGTTGAGCTAGTCACAAGCATTGCGAATGGTACAATTGCCAATGACAAGCTTGCTCATTCATCTATCCTTTTTGGTGAAGAACAAATTGCACTAGGTGGCACAATCAATTTTGAAGGCACTGCCAACCAAGTCTCTGTTGCTCAAGCTGGCAATACCTTTACCTTTAGTCTACCCAACCACCTTTTCCTTGGCACAATCACAGCAAGTCATATCAATGCTCAAATTGAAGGTGTGTCAGCAGAAGCCAATAAACTTGCTACACCTCGTCAAATCTCTTTGGGTGGTGCAGTCAGTGGTGCAATCAATTTTGATGGGTCAAGCGATGTAGAAATTAACACAAGTATTGCCAATGGAAGCCTTGCGAATGCCAAGCTCACAAATTCATCCATTGCTGTCAATGGATCAAGTATTTCCCTTGGTGGCTCTTTGGATATTCAAGGTAGTGCAAGCCAAGTAGTAGTTAGCACAGATGGATCAACCTTGACCCTATCCTTGCCAGCTAGTATCAATGTTAATTCAGCATCTTCCACTATCCTTGAAACACCTCGTCAAATTGCTTTATCAGGTGCAGTCAATGGCTCAGTCAATTTTGATGGGTCAAGTAATGTTGAGCTAGTCACAAGCATTGCGAATGGAAGCCTTGCCAATGAGAAGCTCACAAGCTCTTCTATTTCTGTCAATGGGTCAAGCATTTCTCTAGGTGGGTCTTTGGATATTCAAGGCACTGCAAGTCAAGTGGCTGTGTCCACAGATGGATCAACAGTGAGCTTGGCTTTACCTGCTAGTATCAATGTCAATGCACAAACTGCCACTGCTCTTGAAACTGCTCGTGAAATCTCTTTAAGTGGTGCAGTCAGTGGTGCAGTCAATTTTGATGGTAGTGCAAATGTAGGAATTATAACAAGCATTGCGAATGGGACAATTGCCAATGACAAGCTTGTAAATAGTGCAATCTCTTTTGATGGCACAAGCATTGCTCTTGGTGGCACTGTGTCAATTCAAGGTAGTGCAAATCAAGTTTCTGTTGGTCAAGTAGGTGGTGCATATACCATTAGCTTGCCAGCTAGTATCAATGTAAATTCAGAGTCTGCCACAGCTCTTGAAACAGCTAGACAAATCGCTCTATCTGGTGCAGTCAGTGGCTCTGTGAATTTTGATGGGTCAAGCAATGTTGAAATTTCAACAAGCATTGCCAATGGGTCAATTGCCAATGATAAGCTTGCAAGCAATTCTATTTCTTTTGATGGTGCAAACATTGCTCTTGGTGGATCTGTATCTATCCAAGGCACAGCTGACCAAGTGTCTATTGCACAAGTAGGTGGAGCATATACGATTGGCTTGCCAGAAAGCATTCTTGTCAATGCACAAACTGCAAGCTCTCTTCTCTCACCTAGACAAATTGCTTTATCAGGTGCAGTCAGTGGCTCTGTAAATTTTGATGGTAGTGCAAATGTTGAAATTAGCACAAGCATTGCCAATGGTAGTGTTGCGAATGCCAAGCTCACAAATTCATCCATTGCTGTGAATGGCACAAGTATTTCCCTTGGTGGGTCTTTGGATATTCAAGGCACTGTTAGTGAGGTGTCTGTGTCCACTGATGGATCAACCTTGACCATTGGGTTACCAAATGAAATTAGTGCTGACTTGCTTGGGAATGCTGACACTGCCACACTTGCAACCCAAGCCTTGAGCCTATCTACTGCACGCACTATCTCTTTGAGTGGTGATGTTGTTGGTAGTGTGAATTTTGATGGTAGTGCAAATGTAGACATTGTAAGCACAATCCAAGTGGCAAGTGTAGAAAATAGCATGCTTGCTAACTCAAAGCTTGTTTTCAATGGTGGGGATGTAAACTTAGGTGATAGTTTCTCTATTAGTGCAGGGTCAAATCTTGCATCATCGCAAGTTGGTAATGCATTGACCCTATCTATTGCCACTGCCTTTAGTGATAGAGTAGGACAATCAGAGCTTGATATTGCTGCTCTTGATACTCGTCTTGACACTGCTGAAATTGATATTGATACCTTACAAGGTGCAATGACAACAGCTCAAGGTGATATCACTACCTTACAAGGTGCAATGACAACAGCTCAAGGGAATATCACTACCTTACAAGGTGCAATGACAACAGCTCAAGGTGATATTGTTGCTCTTGATGGTCGTCTTGATACTGCTGAGATTGATATTGATACACTACAAGGTGAAATGACAACAGCTCAAGGGGATATCACAAGCTTAGAAACAAGCGTGGCAGGTATTCTTAGCTCTAAGGCTCAAGCTGGTGGTATTGCAACCCTTGATTTGAATGGCACTATCCCACAATCCCAATTGCCTTCAATTGCTCTCAACTCAACCTATGCTGTGGCAGATATTGCTGAAAGAGATGCTTTGGTTGTGCAGCAAGGTGACATGGCAATCGTTGCAAGTGAAACTAAAACCTATGTGTATACACAGGACAATTCATGGCTTGAAATCCTATCACCAACCTTCTCTTCATCCTTCCAATCACTACAAGATGAGATTGATGCTGTAGAGCTTGGATCAGGCTTAAGCAATAGTGGTGCATACATTGCAGATAACACAACCAGCTACCTAACCCTTGCCACCTCTCTAAAGGATGCAGACAAGAAGCTAGATAGTGCTATCCTTGCTATCGATGGTAGAGTAACAACAGCAGAAGGCAATATCACTACCTTACAGGGTGGATTAACAACAGCTGAAGGCAATATCACAAGCTTGCAAGGTGATTTAGGCACTGCTGAGGGTGATATTTTAGCTTTGGATACTCGCTTAACAACAGCTGAAGGCAATATCAGTGGCTTACAAGGGAACATGGTTGTTGCTCAAGGTGATATTACTACATTACAAGGTGGGTTAACTACTGCTCAAGGTGATATTACTACATTACAAGCTAGTTTAGGCACAGTTCAAAGTGATATCTCTGGTCTTGATACTCGCTTAACAAGTGCAGAGGGTGTGAATACAACACAAGGCACAAGTATCACAACACTACAAAGCAATCAATCAACCATGAGAATTTCTTCTGGTCTTGAAAGCAATTTAACCTATGTGCCAAACAATTGGTCTTCTCTCGGCTTTCCTTTACCTGGTGCTAATGAAGCTCATTATGTCACAAGTGCTAGTCGTTTAGCAGGTGCGATTGCTATCCTTGACCAAAAGGTATATGAAGCTAAGACAGCTTTAGGTAATGGTCAAATCTCTAATGCACAGCTCACAAATTCAACCATCTCTGTCAATGGCACAAGTATTGCTCTTGGTGATAGCTTAACCCTTGAAGGCACAGCCAGTGAGGTGGATGTAAGCACAAGTGGATCTACTGTGTCCATTGGCTTGCCTCAAGATGTGACAATTGCACGAAACTTGACTGTTGTAAATAACATGACTTGCCAAGGTGGTAATCTTGTTGTTGAGGATGGTAGCTTGACTGTCTATGGTGGTATCACTGCTGTTGGTGGTAATCTCTCTGTCAATGGTGGTGTCATTACAAGCTCACAAGCTAACTTCTCATCACTCGTTGCCAAATTCGTTGACCCATTACTCTCTATTGGCTATGACAATTCAAGTGCAACAGCTGACCTTGGTTTCTATGTAAAAGATAGTAGTGCAAAATATCAAGGCTTGGTAAGTGATACCTCTGATAGTGGCAAGTGGAAGCTCTTAAAGAATTTAACCTCAGATCCAGGCACTAACAATGTTGTTGATCTTACAGGCTCATCCTTTGCAGATATCAAGGTTGGTGGATTAGAAGCAAGCACAATCACAGGCTCATCTCTTGCAACTGTTGCAAGCTTAAAGGTCAGTGGTGCAGTAAAAACAAGTGGGATTACAACCAACACAAATGCAAGCTATTCAATCTCTAGTTCAACTCATATCATGCTTGTCAATGACAGCTCTGTTGGGATATTACCAGCTATCACAGCTGACATGGCAGGTCTCAAATTGGTTGTCAAGTGCTTACAATTTAGTGCAGATGCATGGTTTATGGTGCAGGGTGCAGGCACAGATAAGATTGATACACAATCAGCTATCACAGTTAATCTCACTGAAGGGTGTCCAAGTGTTGAATTATTGTGTGATGGTAGTGCTTGGTGGATTGTTAGTAAGCATGCCTCTTCTATTACTTATACCCCATAGTTTTTGAAACAAATTTGATGATTTTTGACACGATTTAGTGCTTACCCCCTACCTATTTTATATAATTTACATACAAAAGCACTCAAAATTAAAGCCTGCACCTATCAGAAATAGCATGTTCCATAGCTTTTTAAGCAAAATCCTATCAAAAAGCATGATCGAAAAGGGGGGGATAAGGTGAAAAAGGAGCAAAAAAGAGGCAGTTTTCTATCAAAAACCATGTGATTGAGCATGAAAACAGTCGTTTTTGGGTGCAAAAAAGGGGGGATAATTTGGCGTTTTTCATGTATTTGCCACCCCCCCTCCCCCCCCCACCCCCCATTTACATATCTTTCTATCATCTCTAAGTAGTTGAAAACACTACATATTTAATAATACTATATACATGGGGGGAGGGGGGGTATTTTTATTTGAGATGAGAAATATTTTTTTATTTTTTTGTGCAGACAGATTTAGAAAAATATTTTTTTAGAAGAGGTATACACCCCCCACCCCCCCATCATGTGAAACAAATAAATTAATGCTCTACATTCGATGAAATCAAGATATTGATAGCAATGGGGGGGGTATGCATATTTTAGAATGACTTTTTGCCTTGTGCTACAATCCAAGCAAAGGAGACACTATGCAAATGAAGATCAATACTGCCAGATACACAACCCTTATTCTTATTCTTTTAATCCTGTGCCTATACTTTCCCAATGTGATGGCATGGGTTAGCACAGTAATCACAAGCATGATAGGTTGGCTGTTATTCACGACTAAGGAACAGACTAAAGCACAAGAAAAAGCAATAGAGGATCATATCCATAGAGCGATTGAAATCCATGACAAGCTGGCAAGCATGGAAGCTCTCATGCAACATAAGATGGAAAAGGCACGACTTGACGCAAGGGATGAGGCAATCTCTAAGCTAGATGGTGAATGGAAATGATCAGCCTCATCCTACAGCTTGGTCTTTGGGTGAATACGAATGGGGTAGAGCAGCATGTGCCTTGTCCCCTAATCTATGAGCAAGAGCAAAGGTTGCCTGTGGGGTGCATGGTGCTAAATCAAGGTGTATTATATTCACCCACACACTACATAGACACTAAAGTGAATGAGTCAGAGGATAAGGTTAAAATTAGTGCATTGGAGGAGCAAATTGCTTTCCTACAAGCAGAGTTAGTAAAGACTCAAAACCAATTAACAAAATGCCTTATTGAGCCAAAGCCAAGCACAACCCAGCCTTTTATCTATGGTGTGCTAGGTGGTGCGATTATTACAGGAGCGATATTATGGAACAAGTAACTTTAACCTATGCCACACTACTTGGCCTTGTAGGTCTTTTCTATACCTCTCTCAAAGAGAAGCAAGAGCAAGCCAAATCACTTGGGAAATTAGAAGAGAAGGTGGCTAGTTTAGAAGCCAAACAACAAACTTTACATGAATTAGTGGAAGCTCTACAAGAAACTAAAATAGCAGTGGCAAGACTTGAAACAAAGATTGACGCTTTACTAGGACATAGACAATAGGAAGGGAAGATGATGGATCAGTACTCACTACTTGCATATAGTGCAAACGATGAAATTTTGGCAACAAAAATAACCTATGCACTTACTCGCTATTCTTCAATCTTAGAGCCAGATGACAAGAGCTTGATTTGGCGTTGGTCATCTATCATTAAAGAAATCTGTGAGCCTTTTCCCATCACTATTGCCTACCACATGCCACTTCAACATTGCATTGACTTGTTTCAATTCGATTTAGGTATAAAGATAGTACATATCTCTGAAAATGAGTATTTTTATCCCCATCAAGTGATAGCTCATAGAAAAATTACTAAGGGGAAGGGTGTTATAGATGATGAAGCAGAATTGATTTTGAGAGAGAGTATCCACAAGGCCAGAGTGACTTATTTGTCCCTTATAAATCGTGGTGTTGATCATCAAATTGCAAGCCTGTGCCTTCCTCAATCCATTTTTGTAGACTGCCACCTTCAAGGAGATATCCACACATGGTGTAGTTTCTTCCTTGCTCTCAAAGAAGATAAGCAAGAGTGGCAGTATATCAAAAAGCATGCAGAGGGAATACAAAAGCTCATCCAAGAGGTATTCCCCAAAACAATGAAAGTGCTAAAGCTATGACAGACAGTTTTATTTTATGTTGGTGGATCATGATGCAAGTTATTGCACCCACTCAAGATCCTGTATCACCAGCATATAAAAAACAATTAGGTAAAACGATCATGGATAGGGTTGTTCAGTGCGAACAATTACATGACCATGCAATCAAGCATGATGTGAATAAATATCTTGTGCTTTCACTTGCCTACCATGAAAGTAAATTTGTTCGTAATGCAAAGAGTAGTAAGGGAGCTGTGGGAGCAATGCAAATCATGCCACAGTACAAGCCTTGTGCCAAATGTAGTGATGCAGAGAATGGTGTGCTTATGCTTAGGAAAATGCTAGATAATCATGGTGGGGATGAGTGTAAGGCAATTGGCTTTTATGCCACTGGTAAGACCTTGCCAAAGTGTGGGAGCTATGGGAAGAGTATCCAAGATTTTGCTACAGAGATATTTGATTATGCAGTACTCATGGGAATAGATGAGGGTTGCTAAGATGAAGGACAAGTTTTTAAAATTTAGAATTGCTCAGTGCCTACACCTTGCCACCATGTCCCCCTGTAGTAGGAGACAATTTGGTGCAGTGATTGTAAACCCCACCTCAAATTCGATTTTGGCAGAGGGGTACAATGGCACACCAAGAGGACACCAGCACACACTTTGTGGCACTAGCTCTTGCCTTCGTGATTGTGTGCAAAGTGGCACAAAGCTAGAAATTGGCTGTCACCATGCAGAGGCTAATGCTTTGATGAATGCACTAAGAAATCATGCTGACATTAGGGGTGCTGTCATAATCGTAAGTGGTGAGCCTTGCCTTATGTGTGCAAAATTGATCCATCATTCAGGTATAGAGAAGGTCTACACAATACAAGGCTCATACTCTGCCAAGGATGGTGTAGACTACTTAATAGAAAACAATGTGCCAGTGCTAAAGGTCAATGCACAAGGAGAATATTTATGAGTGATGATTTACAAGTCTTTGCAAAGGCAGCACTTAACCTACTAAAGCAAGCCATGATAGAAAACCCAAGCGTTGACACAGAGGGGATTGCTAAGAGCTTGATTGAAAACTTGGGGGAAAAACCCACAGTCATGAGCAAGGAAATCAACCCTGCTGATATTGCAAATGTGGGGATGATACCACCTTTAGAGATGGGTCATCGTGGCACTTTTGGCTTAACCTTTGACACACTACAAGCCATGTCTCGTGTGCCTGTTATCTCTGCTGTGATTAACACAAGAATAAATCAAGTGTCAGAGTTTGCCAAGGCAGTCAATGAAGATGATGGTCTTGGCTTTCAAATTCGTCTCAAAGATCGTAAGGCACATGCAAGTGAAGATGATAAGCAAAATATCCTTGAGATTACAGAGTTTATAAAATCATGTGGGGATAATCGAATAACTTTTGAAACTGACTTTGAAGCCTTCCTTCGTATGCTCGTAAGAGACTCTCTCATTTATGACCAAGCCTGCTTTGAAATCGTTCGTAACCAAGATGGCAAGGTCTGTGGCTTTCTCAATGTGGATAGTGCCACAATAAGAAGGTCAGCTCTCACAGAGCAAGAGCGATTAGATGGTAGAAGGTCTGCTGATGGTGTGCAATTTGTGCAGGTGATGAATAACCAAATTGTGGCTCAATACAAAGCACTAGATCTATGTTGGGGTATTCGTAGACCAAGATCAGATTTACGATTTAGAGGCTATGGCTTTCCAGAGCTTGAAGAGCTTGTTAAAGTCATCACTCATATTTGTAATGCAGAAATATTTAATGCCAACAATTTCACCAATGGCATTTCTGCAAGTGGGATTATCGCAGTTAAATCAAAGATGAATCCAACTCTATTCAAAGCTTTTAGGAAAGAGTTTTACTCAATGCTTACAGGTGCAAGCAATAGTAAAAGGACACCTCTTATTCAGCTTGATCCAAGTAATAACGAAGAGGTGCAAAGCATCAATCTAAGCAATACAAACAAGGAGATGGAATACCAAGAATGGTTGAATTATTTGCTCAAAATCACTTGTGCCATGTTCCAAATAGACCCTGCAGAAATTGGCTTTAATTTTGGTGTAGAGGGTCAATCAAGTGCCATCTTCTCTATGGGTGTCCAAGATCGTGCAATCCTATCTAAAGAAAAGGGATTGAGGCCACTACTTAGAGCAATAGAGAGCTGGATCAATAGATACATTATTGACCAAATTGACCCTCGTTATGAGCTTACATTCATTGGTCTTGATAGTATCCCTAAAGATAAACAGCTTGAGATGGATCTAAAAAAGATGAGCTTTATGACTCTCAATGAAATCAGAGCTAAGTATGATCTGCCACCACACCCAATGGGTGATAAAATTGGCAATCCACTTTTTAATCCAACAGAGCAAGCTCAAGTTGGGGAACAAGTAAATGCACCTGAACAGCCTATACAACCCTCTGAAGAAAATCCTACAGAATAAAAAACTTGTACATATCCCTAGCTTATCGGACATGTACAATTCATCGTATCTAAAAAACTATTAACGAATAAACCAAAGGTTTTTTATTATGGCTCAAAAGTTATCCTATACAGTGCCTGCAAAGGTTAGAGCAAATGCCAAGCGTGGATTAAAATTGCGTGCTGAGACAGGTGGCAAGGGTGGCCTCACAACACAACAAGCTGGCAAGCTAAAAATAGGAAGTGGGGTAGCTCGTGCCAACTCTCTTATTCATGGCAATGTTACCTATGACACCATCAAGAGAATGTATTCCTTTTTTTCTAGGCACAAGATTTACAAGGACAAAGGCTACCACAAGGATAGAAAAAGCAAGGCTTATATTAGCTGGCTGCTTTGGGGTGGTGATGCAGGTTTTTCTTGGTGCAAGCGAATAATTAGAGAGTATGAGTCATCTACTGAAAAAGGTGTCTTTTTAGATATCGTGCTACAATCACTATGAAAAGAGGTGCTATGAATAAGAGTTATTTTTCAGCATGGACAAGCATTGATTTGTCAAAGGATGATACAGCCAAGGCAGATGAAAAGCTTGGCTTTATCAAGGGTGTAGTATCATCTGAGCTTGAGGATCAAGCAGGGGATATCATCAAGCAAGATGGTCTTGATTGGACATACTTCCTTGATAAAGGCTATTTCAATTGGGAGCATAAAGATGGGCCAGAAAACATACTTGGTTATCCTACCAAGATTTTAAAGGGTGAGTCAGATACTTCGGTTGAAGGCTATCTTTTTCTTGATAGACCCAAAGCAAAAGATGCGTATGACATGGCTAAAATCCTCAAGGATGTGCAAGCTCCTCGCTCAATTGGTTTCTCTATTGAAGGCCAAGTTATTGAGCGTGATAAAGAAAATGAGAATATTATCACAAAAGCCAAAATCTTAAATGTAAGTGTAACAGCTCACCCATGCAACCCTGATGCCAAGATGATGGTTAAGGCTCTTGCAGATATGGAAGACTATATGAAAAAGAAAACGACTGTACAGCCAACACTTCTCAAAACAATTGAAGAAGACGAAGCAAAAAAGAAGGCAGAAGCAGAAGCAGCAATGGCACAAACTGAGGATGAAAAAAAGGCTTATTCATCAGACGATGATGCTACCAAATCCACAACAGAGGATACTGCTAAAAATGACGACTCCAGCACAAAAGAAGATGATCAAGGATCTAAAGCAGACGATCAAGAAGCTCAAAAAGTAGCAGAAGACGATGCTGAAAAAGGCATGGTATCAAAATCTGAAGATGATGATGATGATATTAACAAGGCTGAAGATGATGATGAAGATGATGAAGATGACTCACTAGATGATGACTCTCTTGATGACTCTTCTCTAACAGATGATTTTTGGGATGATGCTGATCGTAAATATGTAGACGAAGCTTTTAGTGCATTGTGGACAATGTTAGGGTCACTACAAGATCAACTCACTGCTCAGATCAAGACAAAGAGAGTAGCACAAAGACAAGCACTTGCTCAAAAGTCAATCAAGGATGCATCACCAGTATCTAGCAAAGATTTACTTGAGCGAATTGCCAAGCATTTTCCTACAATGACACTAGATCAACAAAAACAACTCACTCGCAAAAGTGCTGATATCATCAGAGAGTATTTTGTCAAGGATTAACAAATGAAAAAACAGATGACCAAAGACGCAGTGGATCAATTTTTTACCACTCTCAAAAAGAGCATCCTTTCACAAGGAGATACTGTGAAGCAAGCCACCACTCTAGCCAAGTCTGCTGACAAGGCTCTAAATGACCAAAATGCAACCATCGCAGCATTGGCAAAGACCATTGAGATTTTGACCCAAAAGGTTGAAGCTCTTAGTCAACCTAAAGCACCAGCTATTCAAAAGTCTGTGACCCATGTTGCACCTGAAGCTCACCCATTAAATGGTACAGCGATTGCTCAAGAAGAAGATGCACCTACACTTATTCAAAAAGCATTTGATCTTTTGAAGGGTGCTGACAAGGCTAGACAATCTGAATTGACCAGAGCTATCTCTTTGCTCAATGTTGGTGGCAATCCCTCTGAAATCAAAAAGAATTACAAGTTGTAGGAGACACACATGTTCGGTTTACCAAATAACAATGAAATGGTTAGCATTAGCGATTTAACTCGTTTAAATGATGCAATTCGCAAGGCAACCCCTGGTTTTGCTGGTTATCAAACCCCAGCTCAAATGGGTGATGGCTCTTTATCTCCTCTTGCCACCCAAAGCATTGAGGCTAATCTTGCCACAGCTACCTTTACAAGCAAGCACCTTACCTTGTGGCAAAAACTCACCAAGACCAGTGCAAATAATTTTATCCATGAATATACCTCTGTGCTTGAAAATGGTTTAGATACCAATCCATTCATTGCAGAAGGTGAAGGTGGCTCTGATTCACTTGGCACAAATCAATCTGTGTATGAAAGAAAGTTTGTAAAGATCAAATTCATGGCAGAAAGACGCCAAGTATCTGATATGGCCTCTATGTTGTCATTCAACATTGGTGCAAATGCAAATGCTTTGGCAGAAGAAACTGAAAGAGGCACTTTAACTCTTCTCAAAAAAATCGAAAAAGCCTTGTGGTTTGGTGATGAAGATGTAAATCCTGAAGGCTTTGATGGGATTATCAAGCAAATTGAGCGTACAAGTGGTGCGATTGTTGATGGTCAAGGTCGTCCTTATCGTTCAAATACTTGGGATTTAGAAGGCAAAGCTCCAACTGTTCTTCTTCTTCAAGAAATCCTTGGTGAAGTATATGGGTCTCCAAATTATGGTGAACCTGATACCATCTATGTAACACCAGCTATCTATGCCGAATTACAAAAGCAATTTAACGAACAAGGCAGATATGATATTAGCATCAGTGGCAATTCAATTGTTGCAGGTGTCAAGTCTATTTCTGTGATGGCACCATATGGTTTAGTTGATATTGTTTCTGCACCATTCCTTGAAAGATCAGAAAAACCCAATGCGATTGAAGCTGTAGGTCATGGGATTGTTGCAAGTTTCTCTACACAACCAACAGCAGCAGCTGATGCATCTAGCAAGAGCAAGTTTAAGGCAGCAGATGCAGGCTTTTATAAATATGCAGTTGTTGCAGTCAATAAACTTGGTATGACCTTGCCAATTATCTCTAATGCTGTTCAAGTATCAGCTGGGGATAAAGTAAGCATGAAGATTGCTCGCAATGGTGGAAATCCTGCAATCTCTTATCGTATCTATCGCACAGCTAAGGCAGTATCTGCTGAAGCTGTGAATTTAGATTCTCTCAAATTTATTATGGAAGTATCTGCAAGCCAACTCGAAGGCAATACCTTTGCTGATTACAATCATTTCATGTATGGCTGTTCTCACATTGTGTTTGCAAATCATGATCCAGGTCAAATGGCTTTTGCAAAACTCATGGATTTCATGAGAAAAGATTTGGCACAAGTGTCTACAACAAGACCATTCTTGCTCATGCTTTTTGGCTCACTCATGGTAAAGACACCTAACAAGTTTTGGGTTGTTCGTAATGCTGGTGTGAACAATGCAAGTGGTGTTGCTGCTAATTATTTAAACGCAAATTTCTAAGATAGTAAATTAAAGAGGCATCTCATCATGTGGATATACAATAGAAGTTATACTATGGGTAGTGGGATTTTTACTGCCAAGATAAAGAATATTAAGTTTGTGTTTGAGATGCCAAGTGGTAAGGTTTTAACTAAATTTACAGCCAATGAAGAAGCCTACATTCGATTAAATCCATCTCTCTTTACATGGTGCGAAGATAAGAGAGAGGAAGGCAAGAGAGCTGACCAAGTAGAAATTCAAGATAAGCAAGCTAATTTAATTTTAAGTATAGTAGAAGAAGAATTGAAGGTGCAGACAACACCTAAAAAGACAAGTACCAAAAAGGGTGGGAAAGCATAGACCCACCACTAAGTGGAGTATCTATGAGCATATTTAATTTTGTAACCCCCCACAGACTAAGGCAGACATATTTAGGTGGGATTGATCTAACCACAGATCAAGGCTCACCCTTTAGCGATATCCTACTCACAGATGCAATTCAACAGGCTGTCTCATCACTAGAGATGGAGCTTGGGATTATCATTGACCCTTTAAGGGTTGTGGGTGAGAGGCATGATGCAAATGCTAAGGATAGAGAAACCTTTTGGCCATTCCATTTAAATTATCGTCCTGTTGTGCAAATAGATGAGGTAAGACTACAGCTAGGCAATAACCCATTCATGAAGATGCCAACGAATTGGTTTAACATTATATCACCTGAAGCAGGTCAAGTGAATTTACTACCTACAAGCGATAGTATGGGGAGTTTCTTTTTTAGAAGTGGTATGCCTCTAGTGTTTGGGGATGTATTCAACCCCTATGTCAATGTACCTGGATATTGGGGTGTTGATTACCTAGCAGGCTTTAGATTTGAGGAAGGGATTGCCACGATTAAGGCAAACACCTCTAGTGTGGATGTGACAATACCAGGTGCTACACTCTCAACCAAGCCAATAGTAGAATGTGAATTTACAGGCTCAAGCAATGGTGCACTCTACCCCAAAATGAAAATAGCTGGCACAAAGGTATTTACTATAGGCGTTTCACAAGTGCCTACACAAGACACACAAATCACATGGAAGCTCACAACTGTTGAGCCTGCACTTATTAAGGCAATTTGCTTGATGGCTAGCATCTTGCCTCTTGGTGTCAGTGGTAATCTTGTTGCAGGTGCAGGGATTAGTAATTTTTCTTTGGGGGTTGATGGTTTATCACAATCTATTAGCACAACAAAATCAGCAGATGCAGGTGCTTATAATGCCTTGATTAAGCAATACCAAGCAGAGCTTAAGGAAACAATCACACAGCTCAAAGCCAAGTATCGTGCTATGAATATTGCAATCATTTAGAAAGAGATAGACCATGCAACTACCACTAAATCAGATGGATCAACGCAAGAATAGAGTTGATTTCATGGACAAGCAATTTAAACAGCTTGTTGACCAAAAGGGTCAAGAGGTGCTTTGGTATCAAACTACTGAATGTCCATGTAGACAAGTTGGCAGTGAGCTAGGTTTAGATCTAGCTAGTATCTCTAGCACAGTATCATCTAGCACAGGCTTTAATAATGGGTGTCCAGTGTGCAAGGGTCAAGGGATTATTCTGCATTCCCCCCAAATCATTATGGCGATTCTTACTAGCATGGGGGGTGTGTATTCGGTCAGTGAATATGGTGTATATCGTGATGAGAAAATCAATGTGACTACTCACCCAGAGCATTTACTAGGCTTTGGGGATAAGATTGTATTACAGCACTCTGTCATGAGATACACTGAAAGTGTGGAAATGCCTAGTAGTGGCTTAATTGCTAGCACTCGTTATCCCATAGTCAAAAGAGCGATGACTTTATCATCGGGTGAGGTGGAAATTGGTGTACTATACCTTCAAAAAGCAAATACAAATGCTCAAGCGATTGTGGGGGGTGTACTTGTGCAGGATGAACATTTCACAATTACCATTGATGGTAAGGTTGATTTTAGTTTATCTCCTAGCACTGCACCAACCCCTAGCACACTATTCTCTATCTCTTATTTTATGCACCCTACTTACAAGATTGGTAGTTATCCTCATTCTATTAGGGATACTAAGGTAGTGTATAAGCAACCAAGTGAATTGCATACACCACTACTGACCCAAGCGACTGCATCATTGGATTTCCTAAATGTTTGATCTTCATTTCACTCACATACTTAGAAATGGTTTAGCTTTGTACTCTAATCAAGCAAGGTTTAACCAGCTCTTCCCCATGATTGCACCCACACTACAAGCTAAATTTTACCAGCTCTTTATGGATACTCAAGGGAAAAGGCCTATTGTGATAGACCTTGCCAATGAGGGGAAGGTGCAAGGCTTGCCAATTATTAGCGTATTACTTACAGAGCAAGCATTTGAGACACAAGGCTTAAGTGATATGAGCGATGATAGGCATCTTCACCTACTGACACTACAAACAGTGGATGTCAATATCCATGCTCAAGACCAAGATTTAGTGCGTATTCTGCATGCTATCACCCATGCTAGTTTCCTACAGTATAAATCAGCACTTTTAAGGGTTGGATATGATAATTTAAGGTTTGTGACAAGCTCAGATGTAGAGCAGGAAACAGCTTTAAAATCAGAGTCTAACTCACTTGTTAACTACAAGCGAAAGCTAAGATTTTCAGCTGTGCATCATCTTTATATACCAACAATCACCAGCCTAAATGACCTTGAGTTGCCTATCCTTGTGCAGCTTGATCTACATGGTGGTGACATAACAACCTACAAAAAAATTTAACACAGGAGAAACACATGCCTTCATCAGTGATTTTTCAAGGTGGCAGAAAATATAGACCAGGTGTCTATGGTGAAATCAAGACAGCTCCCACAGCCAACCCTAGCATTGCAAGTGGTGCTGTGGCTCTCGTTGGTGATTTCCCTCTCTTCCAAAAAGATAGTGTCCACACCTTTGACAACCTAGAAGCCTTTTTAGAAGCAACTGGGGGGGAATATGGCCTTGATATACTTGGACAGATTGGTTTCTCACCTAGAGCAGATTTAGGTGGCAATCCCACAAGTATTACAATCGTAAATGCTCGCAATACAACCCAAGCAAGCCACACAGTGGGTGGGTTAAAGGTAAAGGCAAGACACTATGGCACTTGTGGCAATCGTGTTTTTGTGTCCTTGGTTGCGAATGTAGATAATGCAGATCTTTATGATTTATATATCTCTGAGGGTGGCTCTATTGTAGAGAAGAACAAGGGGATTGGTAAGGGGAAGATTGCAAGCCTACAATACACAGGCTCTTTACTCACAGATGTTAAGCTTGTATCAAATCAAGGCTTAGATAAGTTTGCTCTCACCTTTGTGAAAAGCATTAGCTCATCAATCATCATACCAGGTACTGCAATTGCTTTGAATGACCTTGGTGTTGTGGGTGCACTTACCTTTACACAAAGACTACTTGCCACCCCATCCCCTGTATCAATTACAATTCATGGTTTATCAGAGACAGGCTCATCAATCACTACCACAACCACCTTGCCTGCTGGTGCAGTGGGGACAAGTGTTACTACAAGTCAAGAGTATTCTCAAATCACAAGTATTGTGCTAGATGGTGCAAGTGATTATGCAGGGTCTATTGAAATCAGTGGCTCTTTATACTCTGTCAAGCTCTCAGAGATTTCAAGCCTTAGCTCAACTCTAGTCAGTATCAACCAAGTGCATGATGACATTGTTGTGGTTTTGCCTGAGTCTATTGTCAGTGGTGTACAGCTCGATGATGTTGCAAGTGTCAGCATTTTAGGCAGTGCCTTATCTCTTACATGTGATTGTGCCTTCCTCAAGGATTTCCTAGATGGTAGCCTTGTTTGTGAGGGTGAAATTGTCAGTGGTGCAAGACCAACAGCACAAGATTTTAGATTAGTAGGTGGGTCTTTAGGCTCACTCACAGCAAGTGATTGGCAATCTGCTCTTGATGCACTTGTGTATAAGCAAGTCAATATCGTTGTTGCATACTCAGAGGATATTGCTATCCACCAGCTTGTAAAGGCACATTGTGAAAAGGCATCTATTGAAGCTGGCCTTGAGAGAAATGCTTGGTGTGGCACAAGTGCAGGCTTAACACTCAATCAAATCTATGCTCAATATGTGAAAGTTTTGAATGATAGAAATTGTGCAGTAGTGGGTCAATCCCCAATCGTGCTAATCAATGGGGAGAAAAAGACACTTGCACCCAAAGCACTTGCATTCTTCATGGCATGCTTTCAAGCCTCTCTTGGTGTTGCAACACCTCTTACAAGAAAGCAACCCAAGATATTTGCAACAACTCAAGTATTTAACCCTGAAGCAGATGCAAGCCTTGCAATTCAAAAAGGCATTGTAATTCTCAATGGCCAAGATCGTGGGTTAAAAGTTGAACGATCTATCACTACTTGGCTCAAGGATTTAAACCCCTTCTATACTGAAGTATCTGCGAATGAGAGCATCAATCTTTCTATTAGAGATTTAAGATTATTCCTTGATACAGAGATTGGGAGCAAGTCAACAGTAGCTCAAAAGGATAATGTTCAAAGGCTTACAATCAATCGCTTGAGCTTTCAAAGAGACAGTGGCTTAATCCTAGATTTCAAGGATGTGTCAGTGCGTCAATCTGGGGATGTCATTAGCATTGTCTATGCAATGGCAGGAATTGAGCCACTCAATTTCATCACTATCACAGCTAATGTAGGGAGAATTTAGTCATGGTACAACCAAGAGTAATCAGTGGTGCATCTGCTATCGTCAAGCAAAATGGCAAAGCGATTGGATACTGCACCAATATCACAGTAACAGAGAATTACACCCTTCAAAGAGTGGATGTTTTAGGCTCTATTGATAGCTATGACATTGAGCCTGTAGGTAGAACAGTGAGCTGTCAAGTGGGTTTCATGAGAGTAGTGCCAAATGGTGGGTCTGCTGCACAAGGTCTTGTTCCTAGCCACCTTGCCACAGCTACCAATCAACAAAGAACAGTCGATGTGGTTAATTTCTTTTCTCAAGGTGTGGATTTAGAATTAGCTGACTCTGCTGATTTTGGTGCAGGTCAAAAGACACGATATTTAATTAAGGGTTGCAAGCCAGAGAGCCAAAGCTTTACTGTAAATCGTCAAACTTTGATGGCAACAAATGTAAATTTCCAAGCCTTAAAGCTCATTGAAATCAAGGATGAAGAGCAATTAGGCTAATTTCTTCGTGAGATATCAACCTCAAAATACTCATGTAACTCTTTAATGTATTCATCAAATGGTAAAAAATCAAAATCACAGAAAATCTCTTCTATCAAATCCTCACGACTGAAACAAGGCTCATGCTTGTAGGTTGTGATTTTTTCAGCAAGCTCATATTGTCGATCATCATTGATTGTGCCAATGACATATGGGATGGGGTAGAAGTATTTGGTGAGTGTGTAAAACTCTAGCTTGGTACTCTTATCCTTATCACCAGAGATGAAGATATCAAGCTTTTGGTAACCAATAAGAATATGAAGCACAATCAAATCTTTCTCATACTCAATCAAAGAGTGACAAATAGATTTTGGATACCCCAATTCTTTCACCTTATCGCCTAATGTAGTGGATAGTGTTTGCAATTCTTCTTCAGAGAAAGAGAAAGTTAGGCTCATGGATAGACTCCTTTGAAATCTAGGATGAAGAACAATTAGGCTAAATGAGTTTCTTATCACCAACAGGACAAGTATCAGTAAATAAAGCAAGGATTTGATCTAGTTTTAAACGATTGCTTACTTCGTTAGTGTAGTAATCATTATCAATCCATCCAGATGGTAAATACAACAGAGAGATGGAGTATGTGCCATCATTGTAATCAAACAAATACATGATCATCATGCCTTTGCTTTCACATTTGTAGCTAATCATAGCAACCTGTTCTTCTTCAACAAGCATGCTATCAAATTTTATACAGGTCTCATCAAGATCATATTTCTTTTTTGATGCATATAAGAAGAAATTGGATTTGATCGTTTCTTTTTGTTTTTGTGTGAGTTTTAGCATTTGTTTTTAAGGTATTCCTTCAAGCGTGTTGTTCGGTCAGTCAACCATTCATCTTGTAGACGCTGAGACTCTTTTGGATCAGGCCAAAAAGAATAAGCACATGTAATCAATCTCTCAACTAAAGCAGATCTAGTATCATTTGGGTATACAAGAGTTTCTTGAAAGCCAGAGTCTCCTATCTTAAATAGAATATCCTCTGTTGTTGATCCATCATCATTGAAGTGGTACATACAGCTATATGTACAAAAATCATAGAAAATGCTAATAGCATACATGGGATTACCCTCGATATCTATAGTATGCCTAAGTGGTTTTGTGTGTCCCATAGCTTGTAACTGCATGCACATATTACCAAGTATGAGAGCATGCTCTGCGTCTGTAAGTGTGATATCCATAAAGGAAGCTCCAGTGGTTTGCTTGTGTATTGTTAAGATTTTGATGGTGAATTAAAAGAGCCAATATATTGGTCCCCCAAAGAACGAATAGCATTTTTGAGTGCACCATTCATATGGTCAGCATATAAAAGATTACCAAACAAGATACCAATATCAAGAACATGGTCATTTAGAATACTATTACTGCCAAAAAGAGTAAGAGCATCCTTGATATCCACAGATTTGTCTTGGTAGTCATGGGGGATAAGTAGAGACCCAGAGTCAAAACCCATTGGATAGAAAAAGACATGTATCTTGCATTTTTGTTCTTCGTTAACCATCTTTTCTTCTAAAACTACTCTCAAAGCAAGATGATTGTGCTTGTATTCAATCGTGGGACAAATTGATTTTGGGTGATTGACTTCTTGAAATTCACAAGTTGCAATAGCATATTGTGTGTTGTCGAATTTCAGTCTTTTAAGAAAAGAAATTAGGTTTTGTTTGAGTTGCTCTTTTTGAGAAGCATTTAGTGTAAGCATAAAGGAAGCTCCAATAGGTTATTGCATGGTTGATTTGCATATGTATATATATATGAATATGTGATTTAGATCAAATAAAAAGTTAAATTTTTAAACTTTTCTTAGATCATAGAAAATAACTAATTTTTATTCTGTTGCATGAATATTAACTATGCTATATATCAAAGCACTTATCTTTTGATGGAGTAAAAATGAGTAAGAAAGAAACAATTGATTTGAGAAAGATCAAGGCAGATGCTGAGTCTTTAGTAGAGAAAAAAGAAGATGATTTAGTCAGTAGGGAAGAGAGCTTTTCTATTGAATATGTTGCACCAACAGGCAAACAATTCAGAGCTGATCTTCTCTCTTGTGTCATGGATACAGAGAGTAGGCTAGCAATGAATAGGGTTTTACAAAGTCTGTGCATGGGGGTTGTTTTTGATAACCTACCAACAGAAGAAAAATACAGATTACAAGGTCTTGCTCGTTGTCTAGTACAGCTCAAAGACCCACCAGAGTGGTTAACAGAATGGATTGGTCAAGACAATCAACTGCTTATACAAATTTTGAATACCTTGATTGAGCATGAAGCTCTTTTTTTTGGAGCAAGCTCCAAAGAGGGTGAAGAGGCTAAGGGACAAAAGCGAATTTCAATTACTGCAAAGTTTACTACCAGATAGAATTAAATACCACCTCTCAATTGAAAATTATTATTCGTGGGAAAATCTTGAGCTTGCCATGCTCCACTGCACACAAGAAACATTTGAGCAAGCCTTCCCCCATCTTTATGCTAAAATCGAATTTACAGATGGGATTGCTCTCACAGGTATAGGTGAGATAGACAAGATGGAACAGGCTCTAGCAAGAGGAGAAGATCTAAATGAGTACCTCGCAACCTACAAATAACCAAATACCACCACCTATGGGAGTAGCTCAACCACAAATCACAGAGCCACCCCAAGCACAGCCTACAATTGCACCACCCACAAGCACACCACAAGCAACAGGCTCAGGTGGTATCATCACTGCGATGAATGGGTTGTCAGCAGTACTCAAGCAACTCATTGAGATTAATCAAAAGCTGATTGCAAGCAATAACCTAACTGCACAAGCAACACAGCAAGCAACACAGCAAGCAACAGCACAAGCTAAGGCAGAAAAGGCAGAGAAAGAGAAAGAGGTAACCTTTCAACAGCTTGAACAAAAGATAGCTCAAATTGTTGGCAAGGTGGGTCAAGTGGGTGGTGCAACCAATGGGTTTGCAGGCCAACTCTCTGCTATCCCTTTTGGTCTTGGTGGCTTGCTTGCATCTCAATTCTCTACCTTGATGGGTGCAGCAGACCAAGCCTCTAGCTATGGGTCAAGCCTTGCAGATTTAAAGGGTCTTGGTGGTAGTGGGATAGGTGGATTTGCTGGCAAGGGATATAAATCAGGTGAAGCCTTCTCTATTCAAAAAGCGATTGCCATGAGTGGTGGGTCTCTAAGTGTTGATCAAGCGATTGCAAGTGAGCAAAGAGGCTTGGGAGCTGGTCTAGTCGCTAGTGTGCAAAAGCTTGGTGATGTAGTAGGCAAGCAAGCAAATTTAGGTGTATCACTCGCAAGCTCACTAATGGGACAAGATTTATCACCTGAGCAAAGACGATCAGGTCTGTCATCCATTCAAGGCATGCTCTCTCAAAGAATGGGGGGTGATTTATCTCTTGCAAGCACCAATAGCACTGAGCTACTTCGTAAAATCAGTGATTCAAGTAGTAAAGGCACAAGTTTTCTCCAAACAATAAGCGATATTCAAAAAGAGGATGCATTAAAGAAAGGTATCATTGCATCTGATCCAATAGAAACTTTTAATCGTAAGCTATCCACACAGCAAGCAGGTCTATTACTCGCACAACAACAGGCTGATGTAATCAAAGCAAGACCTGATCTTAGCTTGTCCCAACAATTACAGCTCTCAAGATACAATTTCATGGGTCAATCCTTGCCACCAGAGATAGCAGATGCATTCAAGGAATTGCCTCTCATACTTGGTAAAGGGAAGGGTGATTTTAGTGCGATTGGTAGGGGTGGGATTGCCTCTGCTCAAGCAAGTGCAGAGATGCAAATTATCAATTCAGCTTTAGGCAATTCAAGCTCAATTATTTCAGCAATCCAAGCAGACACAAGAGTGAGAAGAACGAATATTTCCACCCAACAAGATTATGAAGAGCTAGGTAAGACAGGGGAAACTGCTGCACAAGCTTTAAGTGTTGGTCTCACAGTGCTTTCTAAGGGTGTAAATACGCTTGCTGGTGCTATGAATAAGACGATTGAAGCAGTGGAAAAACTCACTGAGAAATTTAGTTTTAGTGGTTTTGGTAATCCATTTAAGAGCGAACCACCAAAAGTAAAGCAAGAAAATCGTAAGGCAGGGGAGGCTAGCAAGCTACCATGATTAGAGTTTATATTTTAGGATTAGAAAGCCTTGATATTACAAAGTTTGTGACAAGCTTTTCCTTTTCCAAAGCAATTGATTTAACAAGTAATAAGGCAAGTATGAGCCTTGACATGTTTAGCACAAGCATAGATAACTTGTTTAAGAATGGGGATAACTTCGCACTCAAAGGCAAGCAAATCACAATCAAATATGCAGACCAGCTTATCTATTGGGGTTTTATTGATAGCATTTCAATAGATACAATTTATGATGATATGGGTCTTGAAATCACAACATGCTCACTCTCTTGCGATAGTATCTTTACTAGGCTCTTAAACTCTGAGATTGTCCATTCAAATACAACAAAATTGTTTGGCTCTGTGACAAGTCAGACACTGGCTGATTATGGTGCATATCTTAGCCAAGAGAATGACTTTGGTAAAATCCTACAATACACCCTTGACCAATTTGCCTTTGCCAAAGCACCACTTGCACTATTTGAGCAGAGCCTTAAAATCGCAGAGCTAATCAATGTTTGCGATGGTGTGTCAAATTACCACCTGCCTATTCTCGCTCAATATTCAAATCCAAGCAATAAGGTTTTCTCTATCCTAAAGCAAGGCTTAGTCAACCCCAATGATAAGTTGCTTACACTACAAAAATTCATGACCATATTTCAGCAGACACCTGAGCTTGTAGAGTTTTTCTTCGTACTCTTACCTTACCAAGAGAGCTATAAAATTGAGCAATCAAAGAAGGTGCTTTATAAAGCTTTGGGAGCTGTGCCTACAATCATCTTTAGGTACAAGCCACTGCCACCCAAATTCAATATCAACCAAAAGACACTTGAGAAGGTGCGTGATACTAGACTCATCTCTAAGGCCACACTTGGTAAAACATACACAGAGGATACAAGCGATAGATCTAAAATAGAATACCTAAAGATACCATCACACCAAATACTTTCCATTGCATACGATATTGATGATGAGATGGTCAATACTGTGTCTGTTTACAATGGTGTGAGCGATAACAATTCAAGTGTTGCATTCAACCTTGCATCAAGTTTAAACCACCTAATCATGAATAAGGTTGACGCAGAAGAATTTGGCATATCCCACAAGGTCATTACTAACTTTTATGTAGAAGATCGTAATCCTCTCATATCTGCCAAGCTGACAGAGCTGGGGTTTTGCTTACATGGTGATGGTGCATATTATAGTAAAGGCATTGTGAAGCTCGCTTTATCATTTACCCAATCCCTTGTTGTTGGGATATGGTGTGATATGTCAATCAATGGGTCAAGCTTTACATGCTATATCACCAAGCTTGATTATAAGATGAGCTTGTCTGCATCTGGTGTACAAGAGGGATACATTGAAATGCACTTTGAGAGAGGTAGTAAAAATAGGTTGCCTCTATTCTATCCCAAGCAAGTCACACAAGACTATCAAGATAATGGTGCAAGCAAGCCTATCAACCCAATCCCCAAAGCTGACACTGAAAAGAGAGGTTAGTATTATGCAAATTTGTAAGGGAAAAGTACAAGCAATCTCTAAGAATGATAGTGGTGAGCTATTGTATACGATACAGCTAGAAGATGGTTGTATTGTGAGCAATGCTAGGCAACTGAGCTGGGGTGGTAGTGATACTAGATTTAGTGTGCAACCCATTGCAGAAGGTGCAATTGTGGTGCTTTTATTTGAGCCTAAATTCCTGCCTATCATACTTGGTTGCATTGCAGATATACAAGATAGGCAGTCAATCGGTTTAGGTATATCAACCAAGCCTATCACAAGCGATTTGAATGCAATTAGCCACTTAGACACACACCTATCAAATGCTAGAGGAAGCATAAACTTGGGTGTCAATGGGATTACTCTTGATAGTGATATCATTCGTATGCAACTCAATAAGCTCAGAATTTCGCACGATGGAAGCACAAGTGATTTGGCTATCAATGGACAAGCTTTTATTGATGCTCTCACCTCGCAACTGTCCTTCTATGTAAGCCACATGATTATCCAAAATTCAATCATGCTTAGTATTATCACAAGCCTTGCAAGTAAAGGTATTTTAACACCACAGGAAGCAGCAACACTAACAACTACTTTGACCAATAGCACAGCTCTCAATTTAAGTGAGCATGTGCCAACAAGTCAGGTTAGAGACGCTTTACTTGCTACACTAAACACACGAATAGAGCTACCATAGGAGCATAAGCATGAAGTTAGGTATCAAAGGCAAGGTTGAGAAAAAAGGGATTTTTGACAAGGTGAGTGGTGTCATGGATCAGGTCATGGATGTGGTTGATAGTGTGGTTAGATTACCTATTGACTATTATTTAGAGCTGTATCAAGGTGGGAAGAGGGTCAAGGTTGTTGTCCTACCTTCCCAACCACAAGGGTTTAGCATAGAGAGAGAAACACCTAGCAAGCTAGAATACACCTTTGATGATCAATCTGTGTTTAGACAGGTTGGCACACCTCGTAAGGCAAGCATAGCAATCAAGGGAAAGGTAGGTCTTGGAGCTAGGCTAGGGAGCAAGGCAAGTGGTATCATAGGCTTTCTCACACCTGATCAATTGGTGCAAGAGTTTGGTGATTTCTTACATGAGTATGGTGAGCAAGCAAGGTCAGAGAAGAACAAGATTTTTCTTGATTTTACAGAGCTAGACACCTTCCTAAAGGATAAGAGAACCACCCTCGTTTTTAGAGCAGTGCAAGAGCAAGTCAATGCCAAGGTAGAGGTTAAGCGTTGGCGTGCTGATAGAACAAGGTTGTCATATGATTGGACACTTGATTTAGAAGCCTATGATCAAGCTGTGCCACCAGAGAAATCATGGTATGACCAAGTGATGGATGTGGTTAAGGATGTAGAGAAGCTCACAAATTCAATTCGTGCATTTGGTGCAGTGGCAAATAATGTGGCAACCAATGCAAGTAATGTGGTTTCTAGTGTCAGTAGTGCGATTAAGAATGTTGCTCTCTTACCTATCACTATTGCAAGTGATTTCAAAAATTCATGGAAAACCTTGGGTGGTATAATTGACACGATCAAGGACGCAATCAAGCAAATCAAATCTGCATATGGTGATGATGAGGCAACAGGTGTAAGCACAACAGCACAAGCAAGCTGGGAAATAAGGGGGTTATCCTTTGGTGATGCAATTCGTGTACAATGGAAAAATAGCAATATCCCTAATTTATCTCAAGGCACACCCATTGATTTAAATCTTCTTATCTTAACCCAAAGCTTAGAAGATCTTGCATACACCCTTGAGCTATTACAAGGCTATATTACACCCAGTCTAAAGAGTGATGATTTGGCCAAAGGCTTTCTTAGGACAGAGAGAGGCTTTAAACAACTCTCTGCATTCAATCAAGGTTTTGATACCACCCCAAGTGTTGAGCAAGATCCTTATCCCACCTTTGAATATACTCTTAGAGTAGGTGAGAATTTACTTACCATTGCCACAGATTTACTGAATGCACCATCTGATTGGCACAAGCTTGCCAAGCTCAATTCATGCCTTGATGCTCACACTAAAAGAGATGGGTCAATCCTACAAGCAGGGGACATTATCCTTGTGCCAACAGATGAGGCAATCCCAAGCTTTGCACCCAACCAATACACTAGCGATTTAAAGCTAATAGATGGTGACCTTGTACTTGGTAGTGATGATCTTGCTCTTGTCTCTGGCATGGTTGCAATTAAACAATCACTTGTTTATAGGCTCACAACAGAGAAGGGACAGCTCACACTATTCCCCAACTTTGGTATACAAAAAATCATTGGCTCAAAGAATGTGAACAAGGTTAATTCTTACCTTGCTGTGGATATTAAAGAACAAATTTTAAGTGATACTAGAATTATTGATGTGCCAAGCATTTCAATCGTGGCAGATGGTGATGGGGTTGCCATAGATTTATCATGTCGCACTACACTAAATGATGATAGTATCTCTCTCATTGCACCAATATAGGATTTGAATTATGCCATATACACCTAAACCAGCTCTTGAAATATTAAGAGATTTGACAGCCATGACAATTGGTAGGACAGGTCTAAATGATATCTCTAATGGGTCTATTTTAACCACCCTCTTCTCTGCGATTGCACAGGAATTAGCTAGTGTAGAGAGAAAGCTCGTGTCTATTCGTGAGAGCTATTTCTTTGATACTGTTTCAGGGGTTGAGCTAGATGAGAGAGTGAGAGAGCTACCTCTTGGCACTGTGAGAAGATTACAAGCAAGCCATGCAAGTGGTGCAATCATTGAAGTGACTAGAGATGATACAAGTGAGAGCCTTACAATCCCTGCAGGTAGTGAGGTTGTATGCTCTCGCACTAGCATGACATATAGAACGATTGAGGATTACACCATGGTTGTTGGTGCGTCTACTCGCTCAGGTATTTTTGTTGTTGCAAGTCAACCAGGTAGTCTTGGGAATTGTGCTATTGGGGAAATTGACAAGATTAAATCCATGCCTGATACCATTCTATCATGCACCAATACCATTGCTCTAAATAATGGATTCGATGAAGAGGATGACAGTAGTCTTAGAGCAAGAGCTAAAACATATCTCAATTCACTTTCTCGTTCACAAAAGGCAGCACTTGAATTTCTAGCTGTGTCCTTCGTTGGTAGCACAGGGGAAAGGCTAAGATATGCCAAGCTTGTTGAGCCAGAGAATAGGCCTGCCTATAGTGAATTGTATGTGGATGATGGCACAGCTGAGATGAGTGTGAATACTCGCTCAAGAGTAGGCAAGGCAATTGGGGGGATTGTGCCTGTTGGTGGCCAAAGGGTCTTATACCATGAAGCACCTGCAACAGCACCTATCACAGCTAATCAAATTCGTATCAATGGGTTAGCGATTGCATCAAGTCGTATCATCTCTTTACCAGAGAGAGGCCTAGTTTATGTGCAAGGGTTGCAAGCTGGGGATGAATGGAGCATTGGGGAAAGCTCACCATATAGGGTCTATACAGGTATTATCGCTGAAATACAAAGAGAGATTGAGGGTGATTTAGATGAGCCTACAAGGATGACAGGCTTTAGAGCAGCAGGCACAAGGGTTGTTGTAAAAGCAATCACACCCACAGTTATATCCCTACTTGTCAATCTTAAGGTAAAGCCAACTTATTCAGCAAGTGTTGTGCAATCAGCTGTTGTCCAAGCCTTGGTTGCCTATATCAATTCACTTGCACCCACAGATACATTATATGTCTCACAGCTTGTCAATATTTGCATGGATATTGATGGTGTGCTTGACATTGCCTTTATCAATGCAGATGAGACACCACTACAAAATATTGAGCCACAAACCTCTTCACCCACACGAATAAAAACAGAAAATATTACAGTTAGAGTAGGAGCTTAACATGACTATCAAGAAAAAAGTTTTATTACAGCCACTTGAAAGACTTGACCTTGAGGATGTTCAAGGCTTGCAGGATATTGTACATGAGCAAATGAGTAGATTACTTGGGGGTTTAGTGACAAATGGGGGTGGCTTACTAAAGAAATGGAGTAGTGCAACCACTGTAAATAATACAAACCACCTAATCAATTTCAGTAATTTTAGTTTTTTCTCTCGTTCTATCATAGGAACAGATGCTAGTCAAGGCTCTGTCTGTATCTTTGATAGTAGTTTATCAACAAATAGCACCTGTGATTTTACAACAGCTCGCTCACTAACCCAAGCTTACTATACTGCTAATTCTAGCCTTCCACCAAATCCCACAAGTGAAAGCTATGTTTCTGCAACCCATGCTCAATATTACCCACCTATCTTTGTAAAGCGTGTGCTTGCTAATGCAGAGACACAAAACAGACGATTTTGGTCAGTGGTGGATGGTGCAGAGACTACACAAGCAATTGCAACTAGACAGATTGAAAGCACTCAATTTTATGTAGGTGTGCCAAGTGATTTGGGGGATGAGGGAGAAGCATGGTCTCTTATTGGTAGAATTACCTCTTGGTCTCTCTCTGGTAGTACAGTACAGCTCGCACTTGCAGGTATCACACCCTTCTATTTATCTGACCAGCTTGTAGGCAATTCGTTGTATGTGGATAAAACAAGTGAATGGATTGCACTTACAAATCCAAGTGGTATTGGTGGATTACAAGAAGGCATGGGTTATTTAAGATCAAGGCTTGATGATTTGGCAGATACCTTTAGCACACTCTCAACCACTCTCACAACCTTCATGAGTAAGAAAAAGAGAGGCTCAATCACTGCCAAGCATATTCTTAATCTCACTAACCCCTACACCAATACACTAACAATCAATCAAAACTCACTTGATGATTTCAACCTCGATATAAGACAAGATTTTGATCCTGTAGACAATGTTGGCACAATCACCACACCCTACACAGCACAAAAGGTCAATGCAAGCAGTGATGGTGTAAAGGCAATGCTCGCAAGTTATGTTGTTCTTGTGCCACAAGCCTATGAGAACATGCTTTTCAATTGTACGATAAACACCATTGTGCCTATGATCGATACTGTGTCAGCTGGTGTGCTAATCGATTTTAGGGGACAAGACACTAAAGGCTTTGATATTTTACTAGATGGTAATGAAACGAATATCACCAATGCAAACAAGGTTAGATTGATATACTATAAGGATGCAAGTGGCACAGCTCTCACAGGCTATGGCTTTAAAATTAGACGAAGAGATTACCTAAATACTGCCTACACACAAGATACCTACAATATCTCTCTATTCTCACTAGATGTCACAATAGGATAAAACATGATTACTACATACACAAGCAGTCAAACTAACCCTCTAGCAAGTCAACATGATAAGATTATTGATCTAGGTAGTGTGAGTTTACCACAAACAGGCATCCAATTGTATGGACAAGCTCAAGATAGCAATCACCCATCAGCCAGCTTTCTTTATTCATGGACACTGTCAAAGCCAAGTGGTAGTAATGCATCCTTGAGTAGTAGCACCATCCAAAACCCCATCCTTAACAATGTTGATATTTGGGGGAATTACAGAGTCTTTTTGATTGCTACCAACACAAGCACAGGTGAGCGAAGTCAGAGCGATGCTATTATTGCACCATCCACTTCTTTTGTTCATGTTCGTGTCCTATCAGAGAGTAAGGGTCTTCAGAAGCCTGCTGTTGGTGAAAGAAATTGGCAATCAAGCTTTAATGACCTAGTGGATAGTGTAGAGAATGATATTGGTGGAGCATCTAGCATGGCACAGCTCACAGATGTAGACACCACTGGCAAGGCTCAAGGTAAATATGTGAGATATGATGAAGCTAGTCAAAAATTTACCATGCAAGACGCAGATCAAATCATATCTATCCCCCCTGCACTAAATGACCTTTCAGATGTGAGTGTGTCTAGTGCAACACAGGGTCAAGTGTTGGTGCGTGGTGCAAGTGAATGGGTGGCACAGGATTTAAATGTAAGTGGTGGTGCAACCAAATTGAATGATCTTACAGATTGTGCGAATGTCAGTAGTTATCCTTTGAGTGGGGAAATCCTTATGTATGACTCTGCACAAGGGTGGAAAAACCAAAGCATACCATCTGCACCAAGTCAAAATTTAAATGTGGGTGCAAACGATGTTATTCTGCCTATCACAGTGGTTGACCTTGCAAATGATAAGCTTTCTTTTCATGGCACAAGTGGTGAGATTGATGTAGTAAAGACTAAAAGTGGCAATGACCTTAGAATCACCATGAGCCTACCTTCGTCCATTAGTGCAAATGCAAGCACAGCCACAAAGCTTGCCACAACTCGCTTGATTTCTATTACTGGTGCAGTCAGTGGATCTGCCAGCTTTGATGGAAGTGCACCTATCACAATTGATACAACTTCAAATATCAGCATACCTGCACAGTGGATTACATATAGCCAACAATCAACAGCCACGATTGCTGTGGCTACTAAGGACATATCTAATCCAAATCTAACAGGTGCATTTAGTGAAGGCACTTTATCAAAGGATTTTAGTAGTGAAATTGCTTTACACCCCCACCTAGTATGGAGAAACAACACAGGCACAACCATTAAGATTACATACATTGACCTTGTTGTCTTTAGTGGTGGGTCTCAAGATGGTGATGCAGCACCTGCAGATGAGTATACCTTCTCACTTGTGAAATGTGTGACACCTGAAGCACTCGCTTTAAATACATGGGTTGACCAAAATGTATTAATAGAAGCGATAAGATCCTCCAATGTTAACTATAAAAATCATCGACCCTTACCAGCTTATTTGGATTTGAATACAAACCCTGTGTCTATTCCTAATGGTCAATGGTTTGGGATTAAAGTTTTATCTCACCCTTACCATCATGGCTATGGTCTAGCAGGCACAATCACTGCCTATTTAGCATAGAAAGGATTAGATCATGGAAACTGGCTTTGGCTCACCTACCTATCCCAAGGTTTTTGATAATGGCTTTGGCTCACCATATAGCACCATACAAAGAGACACTGGCTTTGGCTCACCCTATGATCTATCTGTATCTAGTAGCTCACTTAGTCAAGTGCTTGTCCCCAACCATGGTGGCACTAGACTTCATATCTATGCAGATTGGAAAACCCTAGCAAGCACTACTCGCTATCCCTTTGTTGTGGGTGGCTTTAGGGTGTCTTTCCTAGATAGCATGGGTCTAGTGAAGGCTGTATCTCATGGGGGTTTTCCCAAGTCTATGGGTGTGTGCTATACAGATGTTTGGCAAACAATGCTTGTGTGCTATGTGCCACCTCTTATCAAAGGCACATATTCAATTTTAGTAGAGTGGGGAAATAACAAAAGCTTGAAGCTTGATGACTCGCTTGTAGTGGTGGATAAATTTAGAGCATCATCTGTTTATTCTATGAGAAAGCAACTACCACCTTCTTTGGCAACAGGTGCTAGAGATAGTAGACTTGACCCAATCGCACAGGATGAATTTGATTTTGGTGTGCTAGAAAGTCTATTGCTCACAGTGGGTGAACAAATCCACAACCTCGTAGGCCAACCCACCACAATTCTTTCTATGGATTTTGATGATATTCATGATTTGGTCTTACATGTAGAGAGTACACTTGGCTTTCCAGAGCAAGGCTCTCTCTTTGTAGAGAATAGAAGATTTACATATACAAGCAAGACAAATACCAGCTTTATTGGTCTTGCTTTTACCAAGCTGGCATTGCCAATTTTAAGAGGGGGGGTTGTATCCTATGCTGTCTCCAATAGCTAAAGCAGACCAAATCAAGAATGAAACTCTTTTACATAGAGCAAGTGGGATTGATTTCCAACGAATGCTTTCTCTCTATGGCTTTCATCGCTTGCCTTTTATCCCTGAGCAATATGTCAGAGAAGCTCTACGATCAGTGGCTTTTGGTGCAAGAGGCACAATAGGCACTGCCTTTGCCTTCTTTAAAAATTTACTACAAGGTTGGATTGATAGCACAGAAATACAAGTGCTTTCAATTGGTAGTCGCACACTACAAGGCACAGGCTTTCATACTAGATATGAGGGTAGGTGGTGTGAGATAGATGGTGTCATCCACTACATAGAAAGGGTCAGTGGATCTACCAATCTTATTTTTAGTGATATATCCACAAGCTTGTGGAAAAAGGCTAGCTTTAAGGCTGGTGATACATACACAATCAAAATTCTACCTTTTTGGGTTGCACAAGACGATTTAGGCTTGCTTGGGATTTACATTGATGGGTCTATATTCAGTGCACCTACCACATACATGAGAGTAGATGGAGAGCCAAGAGAGAATGACCCACTTGGTGGCATACTTGTACCACAAGCACAAACAAGTGATGACGCACCAGCTCTCTATTTTGCATCAACAGATATATCATCTGTGATTGAATATGCATGGGAACAGATTTTAGCTGCAGGGATAAGAGGCAAGCTTTTGTCTAGGGAATGGACACCAGAGGGTGAGCCACAAATTTTCTCATCAATTTACAATTCAAATTTAGGTTTCTTTGGGGATATCGTGAGTGTAGAGCCTTCCAATTTTTAAGCTCTTGATAACTGCCTAATAATTCTCGCTCTTTCTTCCCTTGCCTCTCGAATTGCATCATCAAGGCTCATGAGCTGATCTTGTCGTACACCATTACCTAAATCAGTGCCATCTTGAAGCACGATTTTTTGACCAAAAGCCTTGTGGAAGGGAATAGCACCTAGAAAGCGATTTCCCCATTTTTCATCTTCATGCACAAGTACATAGATATCAATGACAGTATTTTTTTTAGATTGGGGAACAAGTAAATTTGAATGTGAATATCTTACACCTTTGATATCCAAGAGGACACCATCATAATTTAAATCGCCTAAATCTGTGCCTTTGATTGCAGAGCGATTACCTGATTTAAACACCTGCTCAATATCCAACCCAAGAGTGATGGCCATGCTTGCCTCACATACAATTCCACGAAGCTCAATAGTCTCTTGTGACTCAGTGGATTTCTTTGCATCCTTCCACCAAGGCTTGGCTAGGTTTTCTTGGGTGCGTCTCTTGGCTGCTCTTTTGCATCTGTCCATCAAGTCATCTGGGATGGGTGCAAGTGTGTCTTTTTTTCTAAGCATTGTATTTCTCCAAAGTTGAAAAAGTTTTTTAGATTTGCTTTGTGAGTATAGCATATAATAAAAAATGCATGTGTACAATGAAAAAGTTAAAAAATTTAAATTTAAGTGGGTGAGGCGTTGCACCTACACCCACAAAAACAAGGCTCGATTGCCACCAACAGAATAAAGGAAAATCATGAGTGTGTCAAAAGTTGTAATGAAGCCTGCTCTGCTTAGTAGAGAGCAAAAGCATGATATGCAGATAACCCCCAATTTCAATTTGCATGAGCTTGAGTTTAGATCAGTGATACCTGATGAATATCTAAGCAATGCAAAGAGCTTATTAATTGAGCTACAAAAGGTCAGAGACGCACTAGGCAAGCCTATCATCATCACAAGTGGCTATAGGTCATCTGAATATAATAGTGAGATTGGGGGAGCTACGAAGAGCCAACATATCACAGCCAGTGCAGTTGATTGCTATGCTAGCGATATGGATATTAAAGCATTTCACAAATTTGTGAGAGATGGTATCAAGGCAAAAAAATGGCAATTTGGGGGATTAGGCTTTTATGATCGTGGGTGGATACATGCAGATATTAGGAAATCCCCCCACCTTGTAGAGTGGATTGGCTAGGCTTATTCCCAAATTCGCCAAGCGTCTTTCTCATCAAAAGGCTCACCTTCGTCAACAAGCTCAGTGCAGCCACAATCAAGAGCGATTTGCATCAAGTCTAGTGCATCACCCTTGTCCCCACTCTCAAGAAATGACTCCCAAGCACAGAGCATGTTCTCTTGCACCCACTCTCGTGCTTGGGTCAAGGTTTTCAATTTCCCCTCTGGCAAATCATATTGATAGCCATGATTGAAACCATCACCATACACACCACAGGAATACACAGACATTTTGAAGGTGTCAGTGCTTAGGGACACAAACCAAAGCTTGTCTGCATTGGGTTGGATTGCCTTCATGCTGTCAACCAAGTCTTGGATATCAGTTGCATTTCTGATGATACGAACCATGTCCAAATACTTGGTCTTCTCTGAGATTGCATTCAAGAAGATTTGCACACCTTGACAGCTACCACGCACACCAAATGACTTGGTAATGTCAACAATGGTCACACCATTATTTGATACAGTGGTGTCCACAGTGTAGCCATTGATATCCATGGTGCTTGTCTTGATTTCTACTGCATCAATGGTTGCTTGCTTTTCTGCCTTGAGGGTTGCAAGCTTTTCTTCCAACACTTTGATTTCATCATCAATGGTAGCAACAGTTTCAGCTTGTGCAACAACAACAGGCTTGTCTTCTACCATGCCTTGTGACTCACAGAGTAAGAAGCACATTTGGACAGAGTAAGCAACTGGCACATACATGAAACCATCATCTTGACGAACAACAGAGTAGACACCTTCTAGGTGCAATTCAACATTGTACTTGCGACCAGCCTTGTCAACATAGGTGCGTACTAAGGTGGTTGGGTGGGTTTCTTTGGCTTGTGCGATGAGTGCATTGAAGTCGATCATTTTTGTTTTCCTTTAGGATAAAGTTGTTTAGTTTGCTTTGTATATATATGTATATAGTATGTATAAAAATAAGTCAAGTAAAAAGTTAAAAAAATTAACTTTTTTTAAAGAGGTGTTTTATGACAGAAAAAAATGTGACCAGGTTGGGACAACATATTTATTTTTATGATGAGGTTGACCCTGAGTCAATTCATGCTCTCTGTATGCTGCTAAAAGAGGTTGAGAGAGAAAGCAAGTGCAAGCAGGTCAATGATGGCCTTGACAATCCCCCAATCATCCACCTTCATGTTCATAGCTATGGGGGTGATGCCTACTCTGGTCTAGCAGGTGCAAGTGCTGTGCTTGGGTGTAGTGTGCCTATTCATACATATGTAGAGGGGGGTGTGGCTAGTGCTGCTACACTGCTCACTATGGCAGGCAAGAAAAGATTTATTCACTCACTTAGCTTTATGCTGATCCACCAAATCAGCACTTGGACACAAGGCACATATGAAAACCTACTAGACAGCAAGGACAATTCAACACAGCTCATGCAGACCTTCTACGATTTCTATGAGAGCAAATCAAAGCTCAAGGCTAAACAAATCAAAAAAATTCTAAAGCGTGATTTGTGGTTTAGTGCATCTGACTGTAAGGCTTTTGGATTGGTGGATGAAATCCTATAAAAAGCAAAAAGCCACCTTTTACAGTGGCCTTTTAACTTGTTCAACTCAACCCAATCAACACACAAACTGTCTTCCTATCCAAGACTTTAAAACTGTGCCTCTTCCCATGTCTCACAATCTTCATCAAACTTTACCATGTCATCATGAATTGTGTCAAGGAAGTCAATCAAATTTGTTTGGGTGGTAGTGTAGGCACTCTTGCCACTTGCTCTATCATACCACTGGCACAAGGTGAAATCTTCATCATCACTTGCAATTAGTAGATATTCTGTCTTGCCATAGGTGACCAAGAGTCTGTCTTTGATACCAGGTGCACGATTGCGATTATAGGCCATGAGAAAGGTATCATCCTTGATTTCACAAGAGAGACCAAGGATCTGTGCCTTTTGGTAAGCCTCTGCAATGGTTTCTTCCTTGATACGAATTTCAGCTTGCTCTGAAGTCTCGAACAGCTCTGCCACTTGCACCTCACCATAAGCCTCATCTAGCTTGCTCATACATGAGTCAAGGTTGTGTGTCAAAAACTTGAGACTGCTCTGCAATTGGTCAACCATTTTAAAGCTGTCCTTAACCATGTTCTTGAGAGACATGACTTGATCAACACATGGACAATCATCATCTTGCATAGCTTGGATTTCAATAGCAGCAGTTTCAATGACCTGAGCAACTTGATTGACAGTTTCAACAACAGCATCTACCAAGGTGTGTACTTGGTTTGTTGTTTCTTCTGCCACTTGTTCAAACACGATTTCAAATTGAGCGATGCCAGTCATTTTGTAGCCAAGTCTTTTAGCGATAACAACAAGGATGGGTGTAAAGGGTGAGCTGGTGATTTCATCTTGTGACAATGCATTGCCTTGTGCGTCTACTAGAGAGAAGATACAGCCTTCAGAAACGATATGAGCTTGTGCTTTGGTGCTGGTGTGTGTAAATTGAAAAATTGACTTCATCATTTTTTTTCTCCAAGGGAAAAAGTTTTGTTTTGGTTTGCTTGTGTCTTATATTTATCACTATGCAAAAAAGAAGTCAAGTAAAAAGTAAAATTTTTTAACTTTTTTTAATCTCATCATCCCATAGCCAAAAGTTTTGATCGTTTTTTCTTCGTGTCTTGCGTGGTGGCAGACCTAGTTTTTTCACAATTGCACAGATATATGAGATAGAAACCTCAAGGGATTCAGCTATTATTTTGTTGGGGTATCCCTTTTGCCTCATGTTTTTTATCTTCTCCAGTAGTAAGTGTGTCTTATATTTATTTATGAGAAAGTGATTTAATTTATAAGTGTAAATATATGATTTAATAGTGCTTGGAGCTTTGCATAGGATATCTGCAATCTCCTCTACACTAAGATTTTGCTCAAGCAAGCCTCTTATCTTAGAAGCAGGCACAGCCTTGTATGCAGGTGCATCCATGACTTTGATTTGGTAGCTGCATAGGTAGGTTTGGATTGTGCGATGGGATAGACCAAGCTCACTGGCTATCTCTTTGGCACATAAACCCTCTGCCAGCTTTGCAAAGAAATATTCAGCAGGTGGCTTTTTGGTCTTCATGGTAAAGCCAGTGGTGTGCCTAATCTTAGCCACATAGCATGCTCTTGTCCCTACGAATTTAGCAATCTGCTCATTCGTAAGACTCGTGTCATTTCCCAAATATTCAACAATCCTTGTGGCCTTGCTCTTTTTACGATTTTTATCATATAGCTCAACATAGCCATATTTGACAATAGCTCTTCGCACAGAGTCACGATGGACACCTAGCTTTTTAGCCATGTATGCTGTGGATTTACCAGCTAGGATCATCTTATATAGATCCTTGGGTGAGATTGCTTTAGGCTGTGGCTTGGTCTTGATATGTCCCAAATATACATAAATGAGACGCAAGATTGTGCCTTCCATTTTATGTATCTCCCCCCAAGCATCAAGACCTATCTTTTTGACAATTTTTGATTCAACCTTTTCATCCAATCCCATGCTTTCAAGCACAGGCTTGCACCTTTCAGTGAGCTGTTTCTTTACAAGTGGGTCATCTTGCATCTCAATACAGAGAGCAAGTAATTGTAGATCATCCATGTTCTTGTTTATCCTTTATGTGAGTTGGATTGACTCATGATAAACAATTTTTTTTACTTGATTGTATCAATGAAATTGAAAAAGTTTTTTTAACTTGAATTTAAATATTTTTGTACAGATTAACTGAGTTATTTAGATCTAAAATCGTTTGCATGAATTGCTCTGGTGTGCCAACCAGTGCCTTCAATTGCTCTACGATATCAATAATTTTTATACCATTCTCATTCTCTAGTGTTACAAAATCATGCTTGCTTAACTTTGTTACAATCGCAGGGATTTTATCTGTGCCTATGGAATAGGACATTTTAAGCCTCTTTGGTGTGATGATAAGCCTTTTCACTCGTGTGCGATACTCTTCTATATCAATATCATCCACATGAAACCAAGCATTGAAAATAAAGAATTGATCCTTATCAATCTCTAGGCTTGTTTCGAATTTGATATAGGTATTCTTACAGGACATGCCAACAGTGGTGCAAACATAACAATAAGTTTTAAAATCAAACATGCTCTTAATCATTTTAGAGAATTGCCAATGGTAGTCAGAAGCATAGGCATGGTCATCATTTGTATCTTCTGGTGTGCTAGATACGAATGTAAAGACCCTCTCATTATCAAATAGATCAAGCATTGCTCTTACTCTTCTTATCTCTAGCACAAGCAAGTATACCATAGCCAGCCAAATCTTGATAAGGTGACTCACCCATTGGGTCATTGTCCCTAGCAATCCTAGATATTTTGTCTAGCATTCGCACAATTACATGAATATCTTTATACTGAGCGATTGAGATACCATCAGGATAAAGAAGCTCCAAAATCTTTGTTGTCTTTGCAAAGGCATCACCATAGGCACTGTTCTTTTGCTCCAATAGCTGACCCAATTGGGTTGCGATTTGTACGAAGTCAGACTCAGCCATTTTCATTTTCCTTAAATACCTTACCACGAATTGTGACGAATTTTGAGCCATGCTCAATAAATACCTCGTCTGTGGATACATTGAATTTGGGTGGCACTTTCTTATGAGATACACCCTTGTCATCAATAAATGTGAGCTTGCCACTTTTTGTAATCAGTAGTTTCATGTTTTATCCTATGAAATGAAAAATCGCTATGTTTGTCCAAAGCAGAAGGTAGAAAGGAATGCTCTCAAAGTCAAGTAGATCTACATAATCAAAACCATAGCTTGAGAAACGATTGCTGTCTAGGTTGTATCTTAGAGAGTTGTCCCCAGTGAGCCTTTGGACACAAATCCAATCATAGAGCCACTTGTATTCACAAATCTTTGCTTTGATGGAGCATTCAAGGCCAAGTAGTGAAACAAATAAAAAGGTAAAAATTAGAAAGTGCTGCTTATCACTTGGTAAGAATAGGCTTAGGATAACCAAGGTTGTGGCAATCATCTTCATATACAATCTTTTACTTTGCTCTCGTTCGATTAGATTGAAGGCAAAATCTAGCTCTTTGTGGAATGCCTCTTGATCCATATATGCATCAGAGAGCTGATCATCTTGCTCTAAAATTTCTTGAAGCTCATCAATTGTGCTTTTTTCTTCACTCATCATAAATCCTTTGTGTGTGGGTGGCACATATAAACACACACTCACAAGCAATTTTTAAAAATTATTTTTTATGCGTAATACAGCCTTGTTCATCTGGCTGTGCAGAGTAATCTCTTTTTTTTACCTGTTCAAGCTTGGTGGCCACTGCTGTTCTTACATCAATATCGCAAAGTGCTGCAAGGTGCATAAGCAAAATGTATAGGTCAGCAAATTCTTTTTCTTGTGCCTCTGTCCCCACATCTGTTTCTTCAAATTCCTTGATTTCATTTTTGAGATGGTTGATAACACCAGAGATGGAAGCTCTACCATCAAATTGAGTTTGCCACTGCCACACTTCCTTGGTGATTGAGTCAAGGCTTGGGATAAGAGGCAAGTAAAACCCTACATTTTCACTATCAAGAGCTTTGAGCATAGGTAAATCCTCATCTGTTGCACCCATCTGTTCCCAATTGTACATGGGGGTGATTGTGCCACTTGGATTTAACTTGATACCTTCCAAAGCATTGTCATATTTTGCCTTGAGAAGAAGAGGCTCTTGATTGCATGCAGTGAAATGCTCAACAATTTGCAATTTCCTAGCCAAGTTATTTGCGACTAGGTAGTCAATTAAATATTTTTTTACAGTATGGGGTACAGCCACTTCAATTTTCATTTTTTTGATCCTTCTTGGATATGTATATGTCTATATAGGTATGACATAACAATAAGCATAAGCATAAGGATATATATATAAAAATAGTAAAAATTTCAGCTTATTTATTTATGTGTGATAAAACCTTTAGCACCTATTGTATGACCCAATTCATTTCTTACAGGGTCAACTTGGAGCAAATCACCACGCTCAGGGATTGCCATAAAAACCATTGCAGACACAATGTAATACACACCTTCTTCATATGGTGGAAGGTCAACAACCACATCAAAAGGCTCTTTATAGGTCACTTTGGTTTTAATGATTGGTAAATAAAGGCCACTGACATCCACAGGAGCTACAACGAAGCAATGAGTTTTTACATCATCTTGCACTGCCTTACCACCCTTGTTTGTCATTCTTGCCACAAGACCAGATGGCTTGATTGTGCATAGAATTTCTTGTGTAATTTCATCCATCATATCGATAGGGTGGGGGGTTGCATTGTAGATACATCTTGTATCCTGCTGTACTTCAAGAAGCTTTAATTGGTCTGCTGTGGCAAGCTTTCTAACTTCAATCCCATCTTCAACCTCTCTATGATTTTCAGAGAAGGTTAAAAAGGTCATGCGATTAATCAAGTCTTGATTTTCTTTGATTTTGGTATCAATCAAGGCTCTGATGGTTTTTAAATAAGATCTAAAATCACTCATTTGTGTATCCATGTGGGTGGGGGTTTGCTTTGAAACCAAAGATAACAAAAATATTTTAGATTGTATAGATAATTGTTTATATTTTATTTTTTATGAAAGATTTACTTATTCCGATTTACTACCAACCCCACTCACCTGTCATACCACTTGCACTATAATCTGTGACTACACCCTCAAAAAAGTTTTTGAAAGACACCCCATTGACAATCCAATCAAGCCAAGGTAGTGGGTTTTTTTCAATATGATAAATAGGTGTGCAATTTAATTGGTGCAATCGTCTATCTGCTAGATACCTAATAAATGTTTTAACAGCGACCTTGGTTAAGCTCTCCATCACTTGGATATCCCCAAAGATTAAATCAATGACTTGATCTTCTAGCTGCACTGCTGACTCAAACAGTCTCTTGATATCACTCTCACTTACCTTGACTTGGGTTTCTTCTACATAGGTATGGTAAAGCTTAGTCATTGCCTCAACATGTAAGCTCTCGTCTTTAATTGACCATTCCACAACCTCACACATACCTTTCATTTTCCCATGCTGTTGGAAGTGTAAGAGCATGACAAATGCACTGAACAAGCTCATCCCTTCATTGCACACTGCTTGTGCCAGTGCATAGGCTGTTTGTGTGCTATCACTTGGGTTGATTGCTTGCATGTTGTGAATTTTATCTAGCATTGGCTTGTGACTAAGAAAATAAGCATACTCACTTTCATCAAGGCCAAGTGTGTCATTGAGTAGTGCATAAGCTCTCTGGTGTGTGCCTTCACGATTAGCAAAGGATAACAACATGTTGCGAATTTCATTGTTCCTAAAAATAGGCAAGAATTGGTCAACATAGTTATCTGCTACAGCCACATCTGACTGAGTAAAAATTCTTAGGATTTGTGTGATAAAAAGCTTTTCAGTATCACTAAGACCCTTGCTTTTCCACTGCTTTACATCCTCCTGCAATTTTGCCTCCCATGTCCCCCAATGTGCCTTTTCATGACTCTCTGCATATTGCATTGCCCAAGGATAGTGGAAGGGTTTATATGTTTTGCTCTCTTTTAATAAATTACTCATTTTATTATCCTTGACATGCGATACATTCATCAAGCTTTACGACTTGCTTGATAACTGGCTTACTGATTTTTTCTGCTTGTGTGCCTGCTGTTGTGCGAAGGTAGTACACAGATTTTAAGCCTTCCTTCCATGCTTGAAGGTGGCAGGCATTAACATACGATTTATCACTGCCTGAAGGGAAGAATAAATTAACAGATTGACCTTGGCAAATGTGTGCTTGTCTATCCCCAGCATGAGAAATCACCCACCTTTGATCAATTTCATATGCAGTCTTAAACACTTGCTTTTGTTGGTAGTTGAGCATTGGAAGGTGTTGTACTGACCCTTCATGAATTATGATTGATTGCCACACATCTTCATACTCTGACTCAGTCAATCCTTTGAGCCTTAAAATCTCATCAAGATATTTATTCTTAGTTAGGAATGTGCCAGCTCGTGTGCGATGGGTGAAAGCATTGGCAACCCAAGGCTCAATGGATGGTGAGGTATCCAAAATGATGGATGAATTTGAGTTGGGAGCTACTGCTAACAAGTGTGCATTGCGTCTACATGTGCCAACACCATCAGGATACTCACCACGCTCAATCGCTAGGATTTCACTTTGAGCAATTGCCTTCTCTTGGATCAGCTTAAATATTTTTTTATTGAGACCTTTGGCAACCACTGACTCAAAAGCCACATTCTTTCTTTGTAGGTATGAATGAAATCCCATCGTGCCAAGACCCAAGGATCTTTCTTGCCTTGCACCATGTATGGCATTGGCAAGTTGGGGGGGTGCATGGTCAATGAAATATTGAAGCACATTGTCCAAAAATGTTATGCAATCCTCAACAATGCTTGTATCTTTCCAATCATCAAAATATTCTAGGTTTAGGCTAGATAGACAACATACAGCTGACCTATCTTTGGCAGTTGGCAAAAAAATCTCGGAACAAAGATTTGAGCTATGTATTTGTAAGCCTTTATCCTTTAAAGCCTGTGGTAAAGCTCGATTAGCTGTGTCCTTGAACATAAGATATGGCTCACCTGTTCTAAATCTCACCTCTAAAATTCGTTGCCACAATTCTCGTGCTTGGATTGTTTCCCTTGTTTCCTTTGTGTGTGGGTCAATCAAATCCCAACTCGTATTATCTATGACAGCTGTCATGAAAGCATCACTTATGCAGATTGCATTGTGCAAATTGAAAGCCTTCCTATTGGTATCACCACCTGTAGGTAATCGTAAATTGAGAAATTCAATGATATCAGGATGGTCAACATCTAAGTATGCTGCATAGCTCGCTCTTCTAGTCTTGCCTTGTCTATATGCCTCAACATCACTATCAACAGTTTTGATAAAAGGAATTGGCCCAGGTGCTTTTTGGGATACAGCTCTCACATGTCCCCAATAGCCACCTACACCACCACCTAGCACACCAAGCCACCTATTTTCAGTAGTGTGAGAGATGAGACCATCAAGGTCATCACTTACATAGGTGAGGTAGCAAGAGATTGGCAAGCCAGCTTTAACCTTCTCTTCTTCTTTCAATCTTGCATTGGATAAAATAGGGGATGAGAACATAAACCACCCCTTTTTTACATAGCTATGGATACGACCAGCTAAATCCAAATCACCTGCACAATAAGCTAGGCTTGCTCGCTCAAAAGCCTCATCAATATTTTTTTCATATGGTAGTAAATAGTAGCTCGTCAATAGTGACAAAGCATGATCAGAAAATTGCATTTCATGTCTCCTTTGAATGGTTTTTCACTATATCCAAAACACAAGAAGCATGATGAAATTTTGAAACTCGTATCTCAGTCGTATTTCATTTATGACAAGCTAGACACACCTTAACAGATCCATAAACATCATCTGTATCAAGGGAGCATGATCCACCCTGTAGTAAATTTGTGCGTCTTTTCTTTGCTTGCTTGTCTTGATATTGTTGCTTTCTCTTCTCATAGTCAGCTTTGATTTGAGCTACCCTCTCTGGTTGTGCTAGTTGCTCAAGGCTTTCATTCTCTGACCAAGTGAAAAAATAGCCATCCTTGATACTACTCTTTTCATAATCGATAGCCTCTTGAAAGGCTTGGGGGTGTCTCTCAAGTAACCCAACCCATTCAATCTTTCTTTGGAAAAAGCAAAAGGTGCATCCACTTCTACTTCTCCATTCATAGTATTGTGGTAAACCAAGACCAGCATCACTAAGTAGGCTCATGACTCTTGGCTTATCAATGCCATTTTCCCTAAGAGGGAGCTTAATGATTAGGTTTGAGTCTTTTGATTGGTATCCCTCTCTAAACTCTTCATCTGCACGAATAGCCACATAAGAATAAACTGTATAGCCTTCTTCTAAGAATGCCTGCACCCAATCTTCAAAGGGTTTCAATTTCATCTTTATGGTGCACCATCGATCAGTGGCACTTGGTAAATAATTACCATGTTGTCTAAGCCAAAAGTCAAAATCTCTCTTAGAGTCAAGTCTATTGATCTTCTTTCTAAGATAACCCTCTAGCCTATTTAGAAAATCATAGGTTTCAGGCAATTCTTTACCTGTATCTGTGAAGAAATACTCAATATCAATATCAGGGTGATATGTTCTCATGTAGACTGCAAGGCCTGCACTATCCTTACCACCAGATATACCAAGCACATGTTTTTCTTTTTTAAGCATGACTAAGCTCTTCTTGCCATCACGATCATTTGTGTTTTCTCATCACTGGATTTAAGAAGCAATGGTGTCATCTCGCTTAGTGAGTGATAGGCTAGGTCAGTATTTGTAAAGCCATGAAACAGGTAGTCTAGTTGAAATCTCATGGTATAAATTGGGTCAGATGCTAGGGTGTCATATTGGTACACCTCTTGAGCCTTGACAGTACAGCTCATTCTAAAGTTATTAAACTCATCTAGGGAAATGAGAATGGTTGAGTCACCCCCACCCACCTTTCTACATTGACCAAGTGCCTTCTTCATGTCCTCTGTCACCTTATATTCAAAGCTATGCTTTTTAGGTAGCACAGCATGAATATCAGGATAATCCTCCACAAGCAAACGAATAGACAAGCTCCGATGCACATCAGAGAAAACAAGACTTGTGCCTTGCTTAAAGATAGCAGGGTAAGAGGTGGATGATAGGAAGCTCAAGATATGAGATACAGCAGAGCTAGGGATAAGAGCATTGAAATGAAGATCCTTATTCAATTTCTTATTTAGATTTAGGAAGGTAGCAGCATGGCCATTGGTTGAGTACATGCTTAATTTACCATCATCACAAACAAGATACACACTACATAAGCGAATGCGACTCTCGTCCTTACTGACAAATGGAATAGCTAGAGATAGGCAATGAGATAGCTCCTTAACCTCTTCATCTGTCCAAACAACCATGCCTTCAGGTGCTAAGGGTGTCTCAATGGTTGGGTAATCTTGAGCTGGCAAGGCTTGCACGAAGATTGTGACTTTACCACATAGAGCCACATTCTTTTCTAAATCAAAATCCACAGTGCCAGAGCATACAGAAATAATTTGTTGGATTGACTCATGGTGAATAAGAATTGTGCCATCCTTATGATCAGTTGATGCAAGTGTAAGTGTTGAGCAAATTGTCATTTGTAGGTCAGTGGCAGACACCAAAAGATCATCCCCCACGATTTGGAATTTGATCATGGCAAGGTATTCAGGTTGTTTAACAAGCTTGGCAAGTGAAACAACAGCCTTGAGCTGTGTTAAGTGCTTAGTAATATCAAGTGAGAATTTCAAGTGTTTTGTCCTTTCATAAAAAGTGAGACACTATATAACAAAAAAATTCAAGCTTGTTGTTCAAATTTGATCTAGCACCTTAATGAAATCAGGCAAGAGGTTAGCAAGCATGGGGATTGGTTTACCTACTGCAAGCAAGTCAGCCTCTGTGAAGCTCTTCTTTTCATAATCCCTAAATTTGATCCATGGACAAATAAACCACTTATTATCTAGTCTCACAAGCACAACTGCAATTTGTCCCCAAGATACTCGTCTATCAAGTTGTTCCCACTGGTAAGGGTCAATCGCACTCTTTTGGATTCGTAAGCCTTCTCTTGATTTGCATTCTAAATAGCCAGCTTTCCCACTAGGTAGCCAAATCTCAAAATCACAGCCAGCTTTTTCACTATATACTGCATGAAAGCAATTTTTGCCACTACCTACTCTTTTATAAGGCTCATGTCTCTTACACAGCTCTGCAATCCCATGCTGTAGGTAGAATGCACCAATCTCTAAGATTTGTTCCTCTGCTGTCTTACCTTGTCTTTGTGCACGCAAGCCTGCTGCACTTTTCTCTGTCAATTGCCTTGGCATAAACCCTCTTCTCTTATTCATAGCTTGTCCTTTCAAATCGTTGAACATGATCTAAGGATACAATAAATTGACTATATACAGGCTGGCTATTTGAGCAGAGATTAAAAATAATGCCTTTAATCTTTTAGGGGGGGATAGGTATCTTTGGGGGGGTGCTTTTGACTAAAAAGGCAGTGAATTTGACTAAAAAAGGCATGGAAAGCTTAAAATTTAGGGTCAAAAAGAGGGGGGTAAATTGACCATTTTGGCAAAAATCAGAGCCTTGCTCAAAAACAGACACCCCCCCCATGCAAAAATCATGTGTGATTGAGCGAATAGCACAGTATAGATAAACCCTTGAATTACAATATATTTTACCATGTGATGGACATTAACTTTATCATGGGGGGTATGATGGGGGGGGTGGGGGTGTGTATACCTCTTCTAAAAAAATATTTTTCTAAATATGACTACACAAAAAAATAAAAAAATATTTCTCATCATCAAATAAAAATACCCCCCCCTCCCCCCATGTATACAGTGTTATTAAATAATCAATGTTTTCAACTACTTAGAGATGATAGAAAGATATGTAAATGGGGGGTGGGGGGGGTACTCCCTCATGAAAAGTGGTAAAAGTGCCAAATTATCCCCCCTTTTTTGACCCTAAAAATGACAGTTTTTTGATGAAATTTGATACTTTTTGATAGATTTCCATCACTTTTTGAGCCTTTTTTAGCCTTATCCCCCCCTTTTTTGACTACATGGTGGCACAGGTAGGAAGGCAACAGCCACCCCCCCATGCAAGTCAAGTAAGAGAAAATTTTGTTAAAAAAACAGTGAAATTATATATAGATTATTATATACTATTGATTGAGCATTCTATAATTAGAGTATAACAAACAGGAGCTTACTATGAGAGCAGAAAAACATTCAATGATTGTTCTACTGGATTTTGCTAGAGCAGAGGTTTATAAGTCATGTGCTAAGGAGCAAAAGAAAAACCTAAGCAATTGGGTTAGACTTGTGCTTGATAAGGCATGTAGACAAGCTGGTAAAGAGCCAGAGCAATGGCTAGAAGAAGAAACTGAGCATGCTCTTACTACCACAGAGGAATGATATCCCCAAGTGGGTTAGGGAGCATAAGGCTATAAAAGAAATCCCTGCTGATGATCGTGAGGTGCTTTCACTACATGAGCAGATATGTGAGAAAGAAGCAGAAGCACTACTTAAATATCATAAAATGCTTGCAGAAAATCCATTTAGGGAAGAGGTAAGAATAAGCCAGCACTACATGATAAACAAGCTCAAGAAAATGCAAGCAATGGTTAAGGATAGGTTAGTGATTGAGCTGACTAAATATAGAATGGTGGAGCATGATAGCCTAGTTTTGTGTCATAGTGTGGATGAGAGCTTGGTGGATGAGCATATTAAGAGGTGCATAGCCTATCGTGTATCAGCACCAGTAGTGCATTTCATCTTGATATCCCATAAATTTGCTAAGAAAATTGCATTATTGGAAGAAGAATTAGTCAAGTACAAGCATAAATCCCTTGATGAAGAGGTAAAAGAAGTGTATGGACAGGTGAGCATGTACAAGGATGTGCGTGAGGCACTAGAAAAATACATGGGTGGACACACAAATAAAGACATGAAATTGCTTGCAGATCGTCTGTTTCCACAGCATACATAGAGCAAAGAACATGTTATTTATGCGAAATGTCCCTTTCGTATAAAATACCCTCTTGTATAAAAGCTAATTTAAAGCATTTAAATGCACTTTCAGAGCTACCTACCTTTCATATAAAAAAGATATGCCACTATATACGAAAGGCCTGAAATATTGACTCACTCATGTGTTACATAAGTGTATTTCACAAGGATTTTACTATGGATGAAAACACACTCTATAAGATAGCAGAGCTACTTCGTGGGAAGCTCAAGTCAAGCGACTATGCAGATTACATTTTGGCACTTGTTTGCTACCAAAGCCTTTGCTTGCTAGATGACATGCACAGGGACACACCAGATCAAATGTTTTTCAATATCCCAATCATCTTGAATGTGAGAAGCATAATTGATGCCTTCAAAAGAGACCCTGACTATGACACCATTGATGCATTACAACAAGCCTTTGCCTATATCCAAGACAAGCTAAGACAGTATGATGATGACTATGCCTCTATCTTTGATAGCTGTGTCATGGATCATGCAAGCTTGGGTGCAACTAGAATGCAAAGGAATAGAACAATTGAGCCTATTCTTATTCATTTGAATAGTGCAGTGCACTCACAATCAATGAGTAACTTGGGGGATATCTATGAATTTTTTATCAATCATTTTGCTCAAATCAATCGTGGCTTTGGTGAATTTTACACCCCCAAGGAGATTGCAGAATTACAGGTTGAGCTATTACTAGATGATAGTGTGCAATCTGTGTATGATCCAACCTGTGGATCAGGTGGCTTGCTCCTCCAAGCGATTAAGAAAAATGACAAGCTCAAGGTTTATGGACAAGAGCTTAACAAGTCAACATTCAATCTATCAATCATGAATTTGATGATGCATGGCCTACACCCATCCCAAATGAGTATAAAGCATGGTGATGTTTTGGATAACCCCATGCACATAGGCACTTCCTTTGATTTGATTGTGGCAAATCCCCCATTCTCTGTCTCTTGGAATGCAGACAAGCACAAGGATGAATTGAGATTTCCTATACTTGCACCCAAAGGCAAGGCTGACTTTGCATTTGTGCAGCATATCAGCTGGTACTTGAATGATTATGGTAAAGCGTCAATCATCTTGCCTCATGGTGTCCTCTTTAGGGGTGGGAATGAAGGGAAAATTAGGCAATGGTTTATTGACAACAATTTGATTGATTGCTTAATTAGCTTGCCACCCAACACCTTCTATAGCACAAGTATACCAACCTGCATGATGATCCTACGAAGAGGAAGGGAAATAGACGCACCTATTCTATTCGTTGAGGCTAAGACTGAATGTGTCAAGGATGGTAAATTCAATCGTATTATCAAGGATAGGATTTTAGATGTGTATGCTCATAAAAAAGAGATACCTGGATTTTCTAAGCTTGTAGAAAAGTCTGAAATCGTGCAGAATGAATATAACCTAAACTTTCCTAGATTTATCAGCACCTTTGAAGAAGAAGAGCAGATAGACTTAGAGAAGGTCATCCTAGAAACCAATGCTACAACTCAATCGATTAAGCACCTTACAAGCAAGATCAATGAGCATTTCAAGGCAATGGGTCTTAAAGTATTTTTGGAGATTTAAAGAATGATGATGTTGTCTTATCTAGCCTTATCAGTTTTGAATGCACTACTTGTGCTTATCACAGTATCACCCTTCATCAAGATGACTTGGGAGCTATCCTATGCTTATGATGACAAGTGGCTCATCACCTGCATGATCCTTTGTATTGGTGGGTTACTTAGCCTATGCTTTCTTGCACCACTGGCAGTGTTTGGCACACTTGCTTGTCTCTACCTTGTGAATTTTATTGTTCAAAAAATCCACTAATTGAACAATAAACAAGCAAACTGTTCAAAAATCAACAGAATTGAACAATATGATATTAAGCCTTGTGTTATGTATTGCATTTTTTAAACACAAGGAGACAAAATGCCTATTCAAATTATTAAGCCAGATAGCGAAGACCAAAAGGCTATCTATGATAAGAAGATTTTCCTAGCAGGTAGTATTGAAATGGGTGCTGCTGTTGATTGGCAAAAGGAAGTAGAAGCTGTTTTTGCAAATCACTTTTACAAAGAAAGAAATAATAGTGCCACAGTCTACAACCCAAGACGAATTAATTGGGACAGCTCATGGAAGCAATCTATTGACAATGAACAATTTAGAAATCAAGTTGAGTGGGAACTAAACAGGCTGTTCCAAAGCAATCTCATTTTCATGTACTTGGATGAAAACACTAAATCACCAATCAGCTTACTTGAATTAGGCTTGTATGCTCAAGATACCAAGCTGGTTGTTGTTTGTGGTGAGAATTTTTGGAGAAGAGGCAATGTAGAGGTAACTTGCAATTATTTTGATGTGCCTCTGATTATCCACAACCCAAGAGAAGAGAGCCTTACAGATCTTCTGATTGCGAATGAAATGACCTTTTTGAAGATCTTGTACAAGCTTAACCAAACCCTTGAATACTTTAGCACAGTAGACCCAAACTTTTCTCTTCAAGCTTTGAAAAAAAAGATGCAATGAAATAAGAATTTATGTGTTAATAAGATTGTCAGCTCGTCCTTTGTAGATGGGGAATAGAAAAAGAGAATCGTAATGCGTAGCACCTTTGAGCTGACACTAATTGATGACCAAGCAAAACCCTTTATTAAGTGGGTTGGTGGGAAAAGGCAGTTATTGCCAGAGATAAAACATTATTTACCTAAGCAATTTAATCAATATTTTGAGCCTTTCATAGGTGGTGGTGCATTGTTCTTTGAGCTAAACACGAAGCATGCAGTAATCAATGACTACAATATTGAATTAGTCAATGTATACAAAACAATAAAGCATGACCATATTGCACTTATTGAAGATTTAAAGAAGCATAGAAACACAGAGGATTACTACTATGCTATTCGTGGGTTAGATAGGGATGAGCAAGCATTTGCCAGCTTGACAGGTATTGAAAGAGCAAGTCGATTTATCTATTTGAATAAGACAGGCTACAATGGTCTATATCGTGTGAATAATAAAAATCAAATCAATGTGGCCTTTGGTGGATATGAAGCACCATGCATTTTAGATGAGAATAATATCAAAGCCTGTCATCATGCTTTACAAACCACAACCATTTTGCAAGGTGACTTTGAGAATATTAAAGGCTTAATTCAAAAGGGGGATTTTGTCTACCTAGATCCACCCTATGCACCTTTGACACCAACTGCAAACTTTGTGTCATATACAGCTCAAGGCTTTGATCAAGCTATGCAAGAGAGAGTAAAGAATTTGTGTGATGAGATAGATAAAATAGGTGCTTATTTCATGCTATCCAATTCAAGTGCAGACATGATTTTAAATTTGTATAGGCACTATGATATTAAAATGGTTTTGGCAAATCGCAAGATTAATTGTGCAAGTGATAAAAGGGGAGCTGTCAAAGAAGTACTTGTGACAAATTATTAAAAAAACCCCTTGTGTGCAGTGTTAAATATGTGACTCACACACAAGGAAAAAAATGTTAATTGGATATGCAAGAGTAAGTACAGATGAGCAATCACTAAACCTTCAGATTGATTATTTAAAGCAAGTAGGCTGTGATAAAATATATGAAGAGAAAATGACAGGCAAGACAAAGGATAGACCAGAGCTGAAGAAGGCACTCGCTAAACTAAAGAAGGGTGATACCTTAGTATGTCTCAAGCTTGATCGTCTAGGTAGATCCATGAAGCACCTAATTGATATTGTTGATCAAATCAAAGAAAAGGGTTGTCATTTTAAGACAAGTGATGGCATAGACACAAGCACGCACATGGGTGTTTTTATTTTCCATATCTTTGGTGCACTCGCTGAGATGGAATTAGGCATGATCAAAGAGAGAACAAGATTAGGCTTGAATGCAGCCAAAGCAAGAGGAAGGATTGGTGGCAGACCCAAAGGTCTATCAAAAAGATTGCAAGGCAAGGCTGACACAATTATACACCTATACAAGCAAGGGATGAAAGCTTGTGATATTGCCACCACAGTTGAGATTGCTCATGCAAGTGTTTACAATTGCTTAAAGGCTCAAGGCATTACCTTAAAAACTAAAACTAAGAATGAGAACAATCATGAGTAAAAAAATATCTGAGAAGGTGGATGCACTTTACCATTCATATGCACAGCATTTTACACAAGAGCAAGTGGCTCAAATTATCCTACAATCACTTTTATTACAAATGACAAGTGGCAAGATTTATGACTCACTAGATGCAATTAAAGAGAGCATAGGGAATGCACCAGAAGAATATAAAATGCTATTGAATACAGCTCTCTTTGATAAGTGGCAAGCTCTAGCAATTTATGAAGAAGCAAGCAAGTTTGATTTGAGTCGTGAGAGAGATGATTTGGGGGAAGTATTTGAGTATTTGATTAGTCGTGCAGATGCACAAAGACTAGGACAATTCTACACACCCCCAACACTTGCTAATTTACTCATCAAAATTTGTATGCTTGGAAGAGGTGATGAGCCTTTATCTATCTATGATCCAGCTATGGGAACAGCAGGCTTACTTGTGCTTGCTCAAAAATACCTAAAGAGAGATGATAAATTCTATGGTCAAGAGTTTAATTCAACAAGCTGGAAGATAGCACTAATCAATGCTTTACTTAATGGTATGAAATATGATTTTGGCTCAAATCCATGTAGTACATTCATTTGTGATATCCATGCAAATCAAAAAATGGATATTATCCTTGCAAATCCACCATACAATCAAAAGTCATGGAATGATGGGATTGATATCCTAAAGGATGATAGATTTAAAGATATGCCACACCCACCATCAAGCAATGGTAATTTTGCATGGATCTTACATTGCCTGCACCACCTAAAGGATGATGGGATAGCAAGCATAGTAATTGCGAATGGGTCACTAACAACCATGCAAAAGGATGAGCTTGTAGTAAGAAAATATTTAGTAGAGCATGACCTAGTGGAAGCTGTCATATCACTACCACCAAAGCTATTTACAACAACAAGCATATCTGCATGTGTATGGGTGATAAATAAAGCCAAGAAAAAGAAGGGACATATTCTTTTTGTGGATATCGCAAGTGAAGGCAAGAAGATTAGTAGAAATCAAAATGAGCTTGATATACTGACAATTGACCAAGTGGTTGATACAATAGGTAGGTGGAGAAATGGGGAAGAGATAGGCACAAGCTCAAAGTATGTGGATAAAAGCATAGAGGACACAAAAGAGAGAAGCTACAATCTAGCACCTGGTCAATACCAAGAGGTAGTAGTAGATAAGTGTGAGATGACAGAGGAAAGCTTTGTGGAAAAGATGACAAGGCTTATATATGAATTTGACACACTATCTGATGAGAGTGAGAAGCTCACAAAGAGAGTAAGAGAAAATCTAAGTAGGTTAAGGTGGGAAAATGAAAAATAGAAAGTGCTTGAATAGTTTTTAGATCTAATTGGTGTTTATCCTCATGAAGGAGGATAGCGATGTTTACCCTATCAGATATCAAAGACAATTTGCTATTCACAAAGACAGCTCAGGCACTAACCCCAAGTGAAGAAGAACATGACTTTATTGGGTCAGTGTGCGTTGTGTATGATGAATTAATGAAGCTTGCCAAGGTGCAAGTCAATATGCTCAATTTCACAGGTTATCCACCCTGCATTCACCCCATGATAGAGGATTGTTTAGAGCTGGTGCTAAATACAATCTTACTTCTATCTGCTCATAATTCACCCCATGTCATTTGTAGGCCTGCACTTAGAACGATTGCAGAGCAAAGACTAAGGAGAAGAAAATGATCCTTGATAGTAGTTATGACCAGAGAGCATTGGCACTTGAGGACAAGCTCAAGGCTATTTTAAAAACAGAGGAAGTGCAACATATTGCAAAGCTCGTTGCACAATTAAACCAAGGCAAGCTCAAAAACCTAGATACAGCGATTAATCGATTTAATAGGGTTTTAGAGAAAGAAGTGATTACTTGTGTGTTTATAGAGCATGCACCCATAGAGATAAAGGAGAAGCTCATGCTAAAGGAGCAAAACGATCTTGAATGCTTAAACCTACCACTTGAATTTAAAGCATTCCTACACCAACCTGTTGCAAGCTACCCAAGCAAGACAGCCTTAATTAGAGATGCCTTAAAAAATGATGTACTTGAGACATACACACAGGCTCAAATCTCAAGGCTTATGCAAGTGTCAGAGAGAGCTGTAAGATATGCACTTGAAACACAATCAAACACAGCCAAGCAACCCCATGCCACAAAGATAAGTGATTTAGGTCAACAGCTTATTAAAGACCATGAATTTAAGGTGGGTCTTTTCCCATCCAAGCAAGCATGGATTAGAGCTGTACTTCAACATGATGAGTATAAGACTCTTAGGACAAGTGAGCTTGCTCATATTGGTGGTGTGGCTGATTGTAATGTTGCTGCTCAAAGAACAATCATTGAGAAGGGTCTACCACTTCCAAAGGATAAGATGAGAAAGGTTGAGCCAAAGGTAGAAACAAAGATTGAAACAATGATTGTTGAGCCAAAGCTTGAGCCAATTGAAGAAAAAATCATGGCACAGATTGAAGCACCACCAACAATTATGCAAGTGGATAATAAGGTGCTGGTTGAAGTGGTGGATGTCGTACAAGTAAAAAAGATCGTATCAAAAACAACTGTGGAAAGTCTACTTGAATCCATGTATCCTGAAGGCATTCAAGTAAGTGATTTCCACAAGCTCTTAAAGGTAGTGAAGCACCTAAAAAGAGCGATAAAATCGAAGGGATAAAAGAGTTATGGCAATTTATACACTGCACTGCAAAAAATGCCAAGCAGAAAGCACTAAGAGAATGAACATGGATGATACTATTCCCCAAAAGTGCGATAGTATCAATCACAATGGGTGTGATGGTGAGCTGGTGAAGATTATCACAGGCTCACAATTTGCTCTCAAAGGTGCAGGGTGGTTTAGGGATGGATATTTTAAACAGAAGTAGATACAAAAAAATCTATATATACTAAGTCACTTTATCCAACCTTGAAGGTGACACATGATTGACCTAGATCAACAAATTAAAAATGCAATTACAAAGCTCTTTGACAGAGTAAATGAAATAGACAAAGACACTACCTACGAATTACTACTTGAGCTAAATGACATTGGCAATGACTTGCTTACACTTGCCAAGCAGGGTGATAACTATAAGGCTCTTATTTTGGGGAAGATCAAGGATGAATGGCTAGAAAAGTTTGCTGTTATGCGTGTGCTTAAAAATATGCTCTCACCCACCATGATCGATATTGCACCCACAGACAAGAAATAAATTTAACTTTTTTAACTTTTTATCTTGTAAAAATATAAACAATAATTTATATCAAAGATGTTGTTATTTTTTATCGATCAAACTGGAGAGCCATGATGAGCAACAGAACCACACCTATCAGATTTGTACCACCCACAGAGTGCAATGCTATTTATACTAATTTTCTAACTAAGGCAATGGGGACAAAAGGAAACATTAAGCTACAAGAAGCCTATGATTACAACACTTGCGATTACAAGATTGGTCAAGAGTCTATCTATGATTTAAATCAAATTGCTATTCTAAGCAAGATTGGTATTTCCCCTGCTAGACAAACAATCACAGATAAATCAAAGCCTAATCGTAAGCCTTTGGCAGATCAAGTTTTAGTGTCAACAGGTGCATTTGCCACCAAGCTCATTGATACAAAGGTAGCAAGAAAAGTAGGCAACGCAGAGGCATATTCACTAAGTGCTGGTAATGTGCTTAAAGCCTTAAACATTTTCTTAGATGTTGATTTTAAGGGTGAAGCTCTTGATATGTATCATGCAGATATGAGAACAATCCATGCAACAAATATCGTGTCTAATTGGCTTACAACAAAGATCAAGGAAGAGGTAGAGTTTTTAAAGTCAAAGAAGGGATTAGGACAAGCTCCCAATGTTATCTCTCTCTCAAAAAATGGTCTGCATTTCCATTGGCACATTGATTTAAAGTGTGGTTGGTCTGAAGAAGGTATACAGTATCTTTCACAGCTTGATCAAAAGACACTTCAAGTTTTTAAGGATGGTGCAGGTATCAATGATTTGAGTGAATTACAACCTCAATTTTTCACAGATGAGAGAAAAGAGAGAGGTATTCAGACAGTACTAGATAATTTCTTTAAGGGTGATGGTGTAAAGAGAGGCTATGATGATAGAGCAAAAGATATAGGCTCAAGAAAAACTAGAGAAATTGGGATGTGGCACACTAAGAAGGAAGATGATCATTGGCTTATGAGACCATATGAAGCCAAAGATTTACTCTCAACTGCACCCCTTGTTATCACCTTGCCAGAGCTGACTAAAAAGGAAGCAAAGGCTATGAAGGAAGAGTTTGAAACCAAGATAGCAGAAGGCAAGATTTTATATAAGTACTTGAAGGGTGATGAGCTGATTACAGTTGGCAAGACAGGCTTAAAAGTAGAAATGCCACATGATACAATTACAGTGGCAGAGTTGAAGGAAAGATTTAGTGAGCTGGTGGATATGTATGGGAAGGATGGCAAGATGAATGCCATGCTCGATTTTGCAAGTCCCTTTGTAAAAAAACCATACTCATCTATTGGTGGTGCTTTTGTAAGTTTAAGTGATGATGATGCCTTGATGATCAACTTAGTGCATTCCAATAAGCCACTTGATGAAAAGGGACAGCCTATTAAGCTTTTTATCTTGCCTTCAGAGGATTTGAAAAAGAAGGTTACAAGAAAGGCTGCAATCAAGGCAATGAATTTGAGCTACAATGAGAAGGGGAAGATTGAGAAAACAACCCTTAATTTGCTCAATATCCTTCAAAATGATCCTGTCATCACCAGTGCTTACAAGCTAGACATTTTGAGAGGTGTAATGTGTGTGCATCACTTACTACATACAGATGACACTAGACCAAATAACTGCCTTCGTTTCAATGAGTCTCTAGGTGAACAGATTATGGCATTTGTGAGAAAAGAGCCTTTTTCTTTTCTACATTGTGAAATGATGTCAGCTCAAGATTTAACAGTACTCCAAGCATATATCCAACAAGTCTATGAAATTGGCTTTGAGGATATGCAAATGTGGGTTGCCTTGAATGCAGCCTTTTCAACCTCTGACAAGCTAGATGTTAAATTCAATCTATTGCATCAAAGCTTTTCTAAGCACTATCAAGATTGGGTCAAAGATGGTAAGAAGCCTGTGCTTGATACTTGGCTACCAGATAGCTTGCATGTAGACAAATTCATCAATCCTGAATACTATGCTCATCTTAGTCTTGTAGGTCGTAAGCTACTTATTGGTATTTGCCAAAGAGCTTATGGCTTTGATAATCCTATCAAGCTTGAGCTTATGCTTGCGATTTTAGGTAAGGCACAAAACACAGGTAAATCAACCATGGCAGAAACTCTTGTTAGATCCTTGCTTGGTGTTTGGGGGACAGAGAGTAGTGTTGTGGGTGCTTTAGACTCTCGCTTTATCCTACAGACTAGACAAGATGATCAAAAGACAGGTGACCAAATTTTATCCTATGCTGGCAAGCTCATCTATCTACTTGAAGAATTTGGTATGGATCAAGTTGGTAAGAAATCTGCAAATCTTCTAAAGACCATGATTAGCGAAAAGAGTATCACAGGACGCACACCCTATTCAAAGGACGCAACCACTCTTAACTTTACTCACTTTATCCTATCCACAACAAATGATGAAAAGGTGTTGCACCAAGGGGATGGTGACCAAAGACGATTTTTGATTATTGACTTGGACAAAAAAGGCAATGATGGTAATTTTGCAATTCAGCTAGATGGTAAGGTGCAAGGCTACAATACAAATGAAGGAAATCGTGGCTTTATTGATAACAAGCTTATGAGCCAATTATTAAAGCAAGCTTGGGGTGAAGCATATGCCAGAGCGATACATGGGGATATTGACTTTGGCACAAGTAGAGAGCTACTAGAACAAAGATCTGCAAGACATACTTACACAGGCCAAGTCATTAGTAATGTAAATATCGTTTGTGAAATGCCTCGCTTGTCATCTGCTGAAAGAAAGCATATCGCAGCCTTCAACAAAGAATACGAAATGCGAAATGATCGTATTGATGACTTGCTCATTAAATTCTTCAAGGATAAGTCAGATATTTATAGCTTTAGCTTTGATGATATTGTATCTGGTATTGAAGAAAAGACACAGGTTAAAAACCCTGCTGTTGTGTCCAATGCTCTCAAGGGATTGAAATACCCACTACACAAATTCACAACCAAGAACAGAAGTGTTTGGTGCTTTGTAGATGCACAAGGTAAGGCACTTGATGAAAACCCTTACAAGAATTTTGATAGAGAAGCAGAGGAAGATGATCCAGTGAAGCTAGAAAAGAGCCAAAAGGCACAAGAGAAGGCACTCATGGAAGCTCAAATAGAAGAGCTAAAGCGATTAGTAGAACAAAAGCAAGCTGAAATTTCCACATGGCAAGAAAAGGCAACCCAAGCAGAGATGAAGAGCAGAGAGGTTGAAACTAAGACAGAGCTTGTTATCCTACAATCTAAACCTATTGATTATGGATTTACACCTGAGCTAGAAGAAGACGATGATGATGATGATACAGTCTTTGAAATTGTGGCCAAGCAAAGCTCTGGTGTGGTTAATGTGAATATTGACCATTTAACTGACAACCAAGTGCATAAGGTAAATGCTATGACCCAAGCCATTGTAGAGAAGCAAATTATTGAACAAATAGCAAATGCACCCAAGCCTATTGTGATTGAGACACCACAGGTCTTTGATGTACACTCACCCTTTAAATCCCCCTTGGACACGCTTGATTTGAATAATCTTGACCCTCGAATTATGGAGCGATTTAAGAAAAAAGTTAAAAAAAGAAGTTGATCATATATAAAGATTTTGCTATACTCACCATATAACCCCCAACACAAAGAGGTTTTATGGCAAAGCAAAACCAAAACGATTTACCATGGGAAAATGATCCATTTGTGGATGAAATCCTATCTGCTCAAGCAACAAGACAATCTGCTTACTTTGTACCTGGTCATTACCTTGTGCGAATTTTGAATTTCAAGAGAGCTGAAACTCGTAAAAAGAGACCCTTCATCGTGCTTGAAACAGTGGTGCTTGATAGTGATGTAAGTGACTTCCCACAAGGAAGTGAAGCTACTTGGATGCAAATGCTTGATATGGACACAGCTGCTGGCAATATCAAAAATTTTATTACAAGAGCCTTGAATGTAGAAGCAAATTCTGTTACAAAGGATGTGTTGATTAGAGCATTGGCTCAAAATCCTCAAACTGGTCGATCCAATCTAGCAGGTCTCAAGCTTGAAATCACAGCCAAAGAGATTATAACCAAATCAGGTAATCCCTTCACTGTGCTATCATTCATCCCTGTGCCTGCTGGAAAGCAAGACACTGCTACTAAATTGGGTGACCTACTCTAAATCCAAGGCTAAAAAGCTTGGTTTGCTTTGTATACAGTGGTAGGGGTTAAACTTTACCACTGTTTAAATTAAAATCTTGGCTCTTGCCTCGATGGAATAGACAACATAGAAATCCCCTGTCGCAAGATGGGGGATTTTTATTTATGGCCTTTATCCTTTTCATGTATCATGCTAAAAAAAGGAGATAAGACAAATGCCAGCACCTATGAAAGCAAGAAAGATTGAAGGCACACCAATTACAAGCCTTAATTTTTTCACACCCCAACAATACAGCTTTGATAATTTTGACTCATCCAATATCTTAAGATACTTCTATGTGCCTATGACAAACATGCTCACTGTGCTTTTTGTATCTGGTCATGTGTATGAATATTTTGGTGTCCCTATGTATGTAGTAGACGCTTGGAATAAAGCAGGCTCAAAGGGTCAATACCATTACTATTTTATTCGCTTAAAATACTATTATAGGAAAGTTGTTTAGCAATCTCATCCCATGCCTTGAGCTTTTCATTTGCCACCCTTTGGTCTACCTCTTGGGATATCAGAAAGAGCTGTGTAGAAATAGGAAAGGCTAGTGTTACAAGTCTTAGGATTGCCTGAGCAAACTCACGAATTTCAGCTTGTGCATGCTCATCAAGTCTTAGAGCAAGGAAGTGAAGCACAGCCTGTAAATCTGCCTTCCAAATGCATTCACTATACATGCCAACAGGGAGCTGTACTCGTGCTTGCTCTCTACAAATCCCTTGGTCAAGCATCCAATTGTAATTTTTGAAGGCAATCTCATAGCTTTCCATGAGCTTGGCATGTGCTTGCTCTGCAATGTCATCTTTTACCTCACCATAGCTAGATTGCTTACTTGTCTTATGCTGTAATCGCCAAGTGTGTGGCACAAATGCTTGTTCTTCTACCTCAACATATCTAGCACTTACTTCATTCCATGTACAGCCAATGGTGTGTTTCATCCACTGCCTAAGTACAAAGATGGGAGCTTTCACCCTAAATTTACAAGTGACCATTCTAAAGGGTGATGTGTGCTGGTGCATCCAAAGGTATTTCATGAGCTTAATATCCTTATCCCCCATGCTTGGGGAAAAGCCTTTAAAGCTAACCCTTGCAGCATTCGCAATATCAAGGTCTGTTCCAAGTGTATCAATCAGCTCTACAAAGCCTTCAAATACTTCAATCGATGTTGTCTTTTGATTAAGCATAGATTTTGCTCCTTTCATGTGTGAATATCGATATACCATAAACAGATCAGAAGGATGATTTTTTGACTTGCCTAAAAATAGCAATATAAAAGATTAAAAATTTAACTTTTTTGATTGATCAAATATAGAATTTTGTTTATATATAAACTTGCTGTTTATTCTTAAGGAGGATTTATGCAGATTCAAGACATTGCCAAAAGATTACCTATTGGTATAGAAGTGCCTATCATAGGCTTTGATACAGAAACATTTTTGATTGGTGCAACAGGAGAAACCCCACGCCTTGTATGTGGCACTTTCTCTATGCCAGATGTAGAGCCTAGCTCTCTCTTTGCACAAAAGATGATTGTGCTAAGTAGCACCCATTTAGATAAGACCTTGCTTTTAGATCCTATGGACACTGTCAAGCTCTTTAGAAAAATTTTGTTAGAGAGTAATGCAATCATAGCTATTCACAATGCAAAATTTGATTTGCTTGTATTGATTGAGCAAGACCCATCACTGACACCAATCATTATTAGTGCCTTAAAGCAAGGCAGATTGATTTGCA